TGGCTCACGAAGACGCACGCCGCCGCCGCCGCCGGCTACTCCGTGCGCAACTTCACCGAACGGCTTCAACCGAGAGTCGAGCTCGAGAAGAAAGCGACCACTGGCAAAGGCGCGTCGAAGCGCTTCGACGTTCGTGCTGTCGTTCGCGCGGCAGTCGCGTACGTGGTCGAGCAAAATCAACCAGCTCCCGATGCGGACAACCCGTTCGCGGAATCCATGCGTGGCGATCCGAAGCTGCTCGACAAACTCCGCATCGAGTCGACCGAGAAGATCGCGCTGGCCAACAAGGCAACGCGGCGCGAACTCGTCGATCGAGCAGCGTTGATCAACGCGATGAGCGGCGGATTTATCGCGGCGTCAGGCCTCGGCAAAAAGCTTGTGAACAAATACGGGAACGAGGCCGGCGAGATTTGGAACGAGGCCATCGAGGCGATGCAGGACACGGTGCTAGCAGCGCTGGGCGAGTCTGAGGATGAGAGTTGAGCGCGATTTCGTCCGGGCAATCTTCGTGCTCGCGATGGTCGCGAAGCTCCGGACGCTCGGGCAATTCGCAGAAGAAGAGATCCGCCTCACATCAGGTCCACATGAGAACCTCCGGTTCAAACTATCTCGGCACCCGGTCGCGGCGCTGCTGTTCAAGGAACTCGAGCGCGGCGTCTGGCGGCGTGCGTTTGTCACGGGGCCGAATCAGGACGGCAAGACAGTGATGAGCTTCGTGATCTTCATCCTCTACCTGCTCTTTGAGCGGTGTGAGCGCGTCGTCATGGGTTCGCCCAATGACGCGATCGCAAACGACAAATGGCAGCTCGATCTGAAGCCGATGATCGAGAGCACACGGTACGCAGGATTGCTGCCGTCAGACGGTGGCGGCGCACGAGGCGGCATGCCGGAGATGCTTCAGTTCGGCAACGGTGCCGTGCTCCGATCGATGACTGCTGGCGGCAACGATCAGAGCCGATCGCACTTCACGTCGCCGAACGTCGTGGTGACCGAAGCGGAGGCGTTCGACCAGGTCGGCAGCAATTCTCGCGAAGGTTCAAAGTTTGCGCAGCTCGAGAAGCGGAACCTCGGATTCGGCGAACAGGCCTTCACGCTCGGCGAATGCACCGTCGGCACCGAAGAAGGAATCACCTGGCAGGAATACATGAAGGGCAGCCGGTCGCGCATCGCGCTGCCGTGCCCTCACTGCAGCAATTACGTTACTCCCGAGCGTGAGCACTTCATCGGCTGGCAGGACGCCAAGTCCGAACTCGAGGCAATGGAGCTGGCCCGGATCCACTGCCCGGAGTGCGGCTGCGCGTGGACAAATGAGGAACGGCTTGAGGCCAACCGCCGCGGCGTCATCGCGCACGGTGATCAGAAGATCGGCAAAGACGGCAACGTCATCACGGTCGACGAGAACGGCAACACGGAGGACAGAAACGGCCGACCGATCGGCGCGCTTCCGCCGACGCGAACCCTTGGGTTCCGGTGGACGTGCGTGAACGCGGCCGTGAACCCCGAACGCATGAAGCTTGTCGCCGCCAAGGAGTGGAAGGCCAAGCGCGCCGAGCCTGAAGATGAAGAGACGCTCGAGCGGGATCTTTGCCAGGTCGAGTGGGTCACCCCCGCCAAGTCGGAGAAGCAAGATGTCTCCGGCCTGAACGCGAGCCGGATCATGAGCCGCGTGATGCACGGCATCGGCAAGGGCGTCCTGCCGGCGAACACGATCGCAGTCACGCTCGGCGCCGACATCGGCAAGCACCTCATCCACTGGGTTGCGATCGCGTGGCTCGACGGCGGCGGGATGCACATCGCCGATTACGACATTGAAGAGGTCCCGCTCGGCTCACTCGACGAAGAGGCCGCGATCGAGCTGGCGCTGACGATGCTCCGCGAGCGTGCAGAGTCCGGATGGGTGAAGACGGACAAGACGACGGTGATCAAGCCGGCAATGTGCTTCGTTGACGCCGGCTATTACCAGAGCGTCGTCATCGAATGGTGTAGGGCCGCGGGTCATCCGTGGTTTGCGACCAAAGGTTACGGCGTGCTGCAAAAGCGCACCGGCGAATACAAGCGCGAAACCGGATCGAAGGTCATCAGCGATCCGAAAGAAACCGACCACTACGCCGTCATCGAGCTACCGAACGGCGACGAGCTAGTCGAAATTGACGTCGACCATTGGAAGACAGTTTTTCACCGTCGGCTCAGCGCACCGATTCAGGCCATCGGCGGTTTCACGCTGCCCGACGGCATGAACCACGTGAAGTATGTGAAGCACTGCATGGCCGAGCGGCGCGTCCAGCGTTTCGTGCCGGGCACGGGCCTCGTGACGTCGTGGGAAACCGTCAACAAGAACAATCACTTAGGCGATGCATCCATCCTCGCGCAGTGCGCCGCCCACCCGGCCGGCATCCGGTTCGGCCAGCCGATGACAGCCACCAATGAGTCGGATGCTTCCGCCGCCGTCGACTCGCGGCAACCGACGACCGGTTGGATCAACGCTCACCGCGATCGCTACTAAACATGACACCTGAATCAATCGATGCCCTGCCGAAGTACACGGCAGCGCAGGCCGTCACGTACCTCGACAGCCTGATCATGGGCGGCAAGGCGGGCACGAGTTACTCGGTCCGCGGCCGCCAGATGACGCATCCCTCGCTCGAGATCCTGCTGAAGCTGCGCGACTACTACGCGCAGCGCGCGTCGCAGGACGATGTTGCCGCGACGGATTCTCCGCTCGGGCAGGTTTTTCTCGCTGAATTCCGGAGGCCGTGTTGAGCTACGCCCAAGCAGTACACACGCGCATCGATGACCAATGGGGCGTCGAGAGGGTCGGGCGCAACAACATCCCGCTGTTCGGGAACGCCATGCGCTCGCTGCGCAACCGCGCCCGAAACCTTGAGCGCCAGAGCGTCATGGCGTTCGGCGTGCTCGACCGATGCGTCGAGAACGTCATCAGCACGGGCATCAAGATCCGGCCGACCAGCAGCGTGCCGGCGTTCAACAAGGCCATCAAGAAGCTGTGGAACGACTGGACGAAGGGCAAACGCGCCGACGCCCGGCGGATGCTCACCTGGTCGCAGATCCAGCAGCTCGCCTATCGCGCCGTGCTGCGCGACGGCGACGTCGGCATCCTGCTCATCGATGACGGCACTGGCCTCAGCATCCAGCTCATCGACGCCAACTCGATCGCCACTCCCACTGATCGCCCTACTCGCAACATCCGCGATGGCGTTGAGATCGACGCCAGCGGCCGCCCGGTGGCGTATTGGGTGAGGTCGATCGACGCGAACAGTCAGGTGAAATTCAAGCGTGTCGAAGCGCGGGACCTGATCTTCTATCACCGGTCGCCACGGTTCGACGTGGTGCGCGGCGAGTCGGCGTTTAACGGCAGCTTCCGGACGTTCGAGAACACGGAGGGCTACTTCGAAGCTGTCGTCGTCGCAGCGCGCATCGGTGCATCCGCCGCCCTCATCCGACGTCGGAAGAATCGCGCCCCACTCACCGCGAAAACCGAAGCCAATCAGCGGCCGCGGAACGTGCCCATCGAGCCGGGCATGATCAATGAGATCGACAGCGACGATGAGCTCCTGGCGTTTAATCCCGCGCAGCCGACCCAGCAATTTCCGGAAGCCATCCGCACGTTCTGCCGAGTCATCGGCCTGAAGTTCGGCCTCACCGTGCAACGTGTGCTCCTCGACTTCTCGAGCACGAATTACAGCGTGAGCCGTTCGACTGCTCTTCAGGAACAACGGTTTGCAGAGCCCGAGCAGCTCAACTTCGTCGAGTCCGTCCTGCGCCGCATCTATCAGTGGTTCGTCTCCAAGATGATCAAGCTCGGCCTTGTCGTCGATGACAAGGGAAAGCCGATCGCGGAGCCGGACAACTCATGGGAATTCGAGTGGGTGCCTCCGGCGCGGCCGCTGGTCGAACCGGCGAAGGACGCTCCTGGTCTGAAAATGCTCGTCGACATGAACGTCGAGAGCTATCGCAACATCGCCGAGTCGTTCGGCTACGAACTCGATCAGCTCATGGACGACAACGCGGTCGACGTCAAGAAGATGAAGGAACTCGGCCTGTACCACGACGAAAACGCCGACACGTCCACTGAAGATGACGACGATGATCTTGTCGACGACGAGAAGAAGAAGCCGAAGAAGGCGGAAGATCGCGCTCGTCGCCTGAAACAGTTCAAGCGATTCCTCGCCACCGCCCGCGCGCTCAACGCTGCGAAGCGATCCCGCGTCGCGCGGTCGCGTAAGGCGTCCCGACGTCGGCCGACCGCACCGAAGAAAGCCGCTGTCCGCAATCGCACGAACGCCGGCAAGCCGACTGCCGGACGCGGCCGCACCGCGACACGCAAGCCTGCAGCCGTTCGCACTCGAGGAGCCCGATGAAGCCGAAGTCCAAGACCTGGTATCGCATCAAGAACGCGGCGTCCGAGGACGAAGCCGACGTGTTCATCATGAATGACATCGGCATGTGGGGGATCAGTGCCGAGCGGTTCGTGCAGGACCTCAACCGGATCGACGCCGCCACCATCAATCTGCACATCAACAGCTATGGCGGCGAAGTGTTCGATGCCTTCGCGATGTTCAACGCCATCAAGGCGCACGACGCGTACGTCATCGCTTGGGTGGACGGCGTTGCCGCTTCCGCCGCCACGCTGCCGATGCTGGCGGCCGACGAAGTGCGCATTGCCGACAACGCAATGGTGATGATCCACAACCCATGGGTATTCGCCGGCGGCGAGGCCAAGGACCTGCGGCGCGAAGCCGACGTGCTCGACAAGCTCAGCGACGCCATCGCGCGTTCGTACTCACGCGAGACGGGCAACTCGCGGTCCGACATCCGGGACATGATGGATGCCACGACATGGTTCGACGCGGCCGAGGCGGTCGAAGCGGGCTTTGCGAATGAGATCGTCGACGAGAACGACGACGCTCCTGCGGATCCAAAGAACTCCGCGGCGAAGTATTTCGCGCGGTTCATCAACAACAAGGATCGGCAGCGCGTGCTGCCGAGCCAACGTGCGAAGGCGCTGGGGCTCACTGCCCTACTCGCCGGTTTTAACCAGCCCGATTCGGGCAAAAGGCAGGGGCACATGCCCACCATGCATCGCGGCCGGAATCGGCCGACAAACCGTGTTCGCAGTCATTCCCGTACCGCAGTCGTCGCCGCCGCCCTGGCGGCGACCTGCGTTTGGCCACCGGAAGCGAGCGTCGACGAAGGTGTTTCGTTCGGCCCGACGGGCGAAGAGTTCACCGGCACGCGCGCGGTGAACAAGGACGGCAAGGGCAAGGCCGCCGCGAGCGTCAAGAACGCCACACCGGGCGAGATCAAGGAGGCGTTCAAGAACGACGCAGCCTTCGCGCTCGAACGCGTCGACAAGGACGCGACGATGCTCGAGCACAAGGCGGCATACGCCGACCACCTCGAGAAGAAGCTGGCGAACAAGGGGACCGAGAACAGCAAGCTCAAAGCCGAACTCGGCCGGAAGGACCCGTCGACGGCGGGTGCCGACAGTGCGATCAACACCGTCGAAGAAGGTGCACCCACCAATGGTGGCGGCGGCAGCGGCGGCGATGACCTGAGTCCGCTCGCGAAAGTTCGCGCCAAGCGCGAAGCCGCAGCGAAAGCACGCCGCGGCGGCCGCTGATCCGTAGCCGCGGTGGCGAGATCTGCTGAGTTTTCAACGTCACAACAACTTGAACGTGTTTCCTGAACTCCATCCACAACAAGAACGGAGGTCAACGCCATGGCGCTGACTGCACAAAACGAAGGTTCGACGGTTGGTGATTTTCTCGTCAACGAATGGGATCCGCGTTTCACGCGCGGCAAATACGTTGCCGAAGGCGCGGTCACCAAGGGCATGATCCTGAAGGCCGGCACCGCGCCCGCCACGCAACGTACCCGTGTGGTGGCGGCCGGCACGAGCGCCATCTGCGTCTGCCTCACCGATGCCGCTGATGGTGAACCGATCGCAGTACTCGAACGGGGCCCTGCACTGCTGAAGCGAGATGGCCTGACGTACGGCCCTTCCGCCGACGCGTCAAACAAGACCGCCACGGACGCCCTGCTCTTGGCGCTCGGACTGAAGGTCGCTCTCAACATCGTCTGATCGGCATCGGCCGCGATGCGGCCCGTCGATCGGGTTTTCTTTGAATCTGACTCTTTCGAAAGGAGTCGGCCACCATGCCGACCTTAGACATTTTTCGTAGCGACGCGTTCAGCCTGGTTGAGATGACCGCGGCCATTAACGCAGCGCCATATGTTCCGAACCGCCTCGGCGCGATGGGCCTCTTCGAAGAGGAGGGCATCATCACGACGACCGCACAGATCGAAAGCGTGAACGGCACGCTTGCCCTCTTGCCGACGGTGCCGCGTGGTGCGCCGGCGACGCTTGCGAAGCGGGACAAGCGCAAGCTGATCCCGTTCATCGTTCCGCACATTCCGTATGACGACAACATCAAGCCGGAGGACATCCAGAACATCCGATCGTTCGGCGAGTCAGACGAGCTGACGAGCGTTGCCGAAGTGGTCGACACGCGAATCAACAAGATGCGTCAGAACCACGAAACGACAGCCGAGTGGCATCGTGTCGGCGCTCTGAAGGGCACCGTCCTGGACGCAGACGGCACGACAGTGCTCGCGAACCTGTTCACCATCTTCGGCATTAGCCAGACGACCGTGACCTTTGCGCTCGGCACGGCGGGGACTGATCCGCTCGACAAGTGCACGGATGTGCTGAACGCCGTAGAAGATGCTGTCGGCACCCTGCCCTATGACCATGTGCACGCCTTCTGCGGCCGCACCTGGTTCAAAGCGTTCATCCAGCATCCGAAGGTGAAGGAAGCGTATTCGCGCTGGCTCGACGGTCGTCGCTTGCAGACCGACAACCGTTACGACGGGTTCGAGTATGGCGGCATCATCTTCGAACAGTTTCGGGGCCGCGTTGGCGCGCAGCCGTTCATTCCGGACGGCGAAGTGCAGTTCGCGCCGATCGGTGCACCGGGCCTGTTCAAAACGTACTTCGCGCCCGGCGACATGATGAGCACAGCCAATACCGTGGGCCTGCCCTACTACGCGCGACAGGACGAGCTCCCGGGCGACAAGGGCATCCTGATCCATACCGAAAGCAACCCGCTCACGATCTGCACGCGCCCGGGCGTGCTCGTGAAGGGCACGACCGCCTGATCGGTCGGCGTCGAAGCTCACAACTTGGCGAAATCACGTGCGACCCGGCTGGCAAAGCCGGGTCGCGCTTTATGAACAAACTCCCTTGTTTCGATCGTGAGTACCTCCTTCAGCGCGTGGGCGAACGGAGCGAGGTCGTTATTCCCGGTGTTGGCATCGTGAGCACGTTGGAAGGCGTGCCATCGCAGGATCAACTCGACGCACTCTCCCGCGGCGAACGCGTCGACCTCACCAAGCTCGGCGCCGGCGAGCGGAAGGATCCCGGCTCGAAGAAGAAAGAACCCGGCGAGGAACCCAAATTCCTCGGCCGGCCGGTCAGCGAATTTGCCACGCTGAAGGATGACGAGATCGAGAAGCTCGAGGGCTTCAAGAAACCGATGCTCGAGAAGATCCGAAAGGCGCTCGCTGACCTGGATGCGGCGAAGCGTGAAGCCGAAGGCGGCGGCGGGAACGCCTGATCGTTCGACATTCGTCACGCCGGCGGGACGGGGGGCCGCCGGCGTGGCTCGTAACCATTTACGGAGACATCAATGGCAACCGCCAAGACTGAAACCGCCGCCGCCGTCGAGGCAGAGATCTCGGCGTTGCAGGATGAGCGAGCCACTTTCGAAGACGCCAAGATCGCCGAGCTGCAGGCCGGGCGTCGTGACTTCGAAACCAAGCTGCGCGGCCTTCAACAGCGCCGTGACGAAGCGCGCGCAAACGAGGCGAAAGCGCACGCCGCAGATCTGCAAGCGAAGCGGGCAAAGGTCGGGAAGCCCGCGCCGGCGGCCAAGCCGGCCGAAGGTGGCGATCCGAAATGAGTAGCGCTTTCCTGAAGGATGACGCCGCCCTGTTCCTTGACGACTTCGGCGAAGACGCACTCGTCATCGTGCTCGGGGCCGAGCCTCGGCCGATCAAAGTCCTCGTCGATTGGGTGGCGCCTGTGCTCAGCGGCAATCGCAAGCTCGAGGGTGCGATCTCCATTGAGGCTGCGAACGATGCCGTGATCGGCATCGACGCGGCGACGTTCGATCTCGGCAGGACGCGGATCCGTCTGCCGGAGCGTTGTGGCAGCGCGAAGATGAAGGACTGGATGCTCAGTATCAGCGAGCAGCCAGACGGTTGGGCCGATGCCGGGATGCTGAGTTTCGTACTGAAATGAAGGACGCTCTCTTCACCATTCGGCCGACCTCGACAACGTTGAAGCGGATCAGCGCGCTTCTGCCAGAGGAAAAGCTCCGGCAGATCAACATCAGCGGCGTCAACGATGCGACGCGCTGGGGCGAGACACAATTGAATCGTCTCGTGCGGCGCACGTTGAATCTGTCGCGCGATCGGGTCGATGAGGCCATCTATCGCATCACCACTGGCGACGACGCCAGCGGGTTCAGCCAGGTTATTCGCGTTGCGCGCAAGAAGATCGATCTCATGGATTTCCACCCGACGGAAACGCGCCGAGGTGTCGCCGTCCGGATCCAGAAGGGAAAGCGCGAACTGATCCGCAAGGCGTTTCTGGCGAAGCGCAAGGGCGGCGTCTACAGCCGCATCGGCGTGAAGCGAAAGCCGATCCGCCGTCTCAAGGGCGGCACGCCGATCGGTGCCGTGCTCAGGCACGAGCCAGAGATCCAGCCCATCCTTGAGGGGATGGCCGATCGCGTCGTGAAGCGCACCGAGAGCAAGCTCCTCCTAGCACTCAAGAACATGGGCGGGACCGTCTGATGAACGACATCGCGAATCAAGACATGACTGGGGCAGCCGAGCCTGCCGCCGAGCGGATCACCGTCGCCCTGGTCAAACAGTGCTCTCTCGTGAAGAAGATCACGGGTTTCTCGGTCGACGTGTCGGTGTACCGGCCGACGCCTGGCGAAGCTCAACCGACGACGGAGGCGATCGTTGAAGTCGTTCTCGATTCCGAGGAGCCCGATGATCCGGCCACTGTTCCTCAGGGCATCGAACAGATTCGCGCGACACACTTCCTCATCTGCGATGTGACGTGCCCTGAGTCGCGCAAAGTCACCATCGACACCCTGCTCAACCGGCTGAAAGCCGACCTGAAAAAGAAGGTCTGTGAGGATCGAACGCTGGGGGGCCTCGCGCTCGACACCGTGTTTAAAGCGGCGCTCATCGAAGAGACGAGTGCCACGGCACACTCAGGGCGCATCACGCTCGCCGTCGAAACCACGTACCGCACGCTCGAAGACGACCCCTACGAGCTGTTCAACAATCCCGCCTGAATTACCCCGAAAGGAACTGAGTCATGGCAAAGGACCGCGCAAAGCTCGTCCGCCGTCGTCACATTGGCGCGAAGCTCGAAACGAGCACCGGCGTCGAAGTGACGCTCGCGAACGCCGACCAACTCGAAGCGATCGATCCGAAGCTCACGTTTGATGCAACCGCCACTCGACGCCAGGGCACGGGCCTCGGCCAGAAGCGAGCCGTACCGGGCATCCAGTCCGGCGCGACAACGTTTCAAACAGAAGCGCGCAACGCCGCGACAGAGCCGCTCGCGCTGTCGCTGCTGAGGGCCGCCGGTTTCAAATACACGAGCGGCGTCTATTCGCTGCAGGGTGTTGGCGACGTCGGCGACACCGCAACCGTCGGCCTCTACAACGACGGCCGATTCAAAAGTCTCGCCGGCGTGATGTTCAACCTGAAGATCACCGGCGAAGTCGGCAAGCCGGTCTACTTCGAATGGTCCGGCAAGGGGAAGCGTCAAATCGGCGCGACGTTCGGCCCACGCGACCTCAGCGGCCTGACCGTCGCGCCCATCGCTGGCCTGCCGCCCGTAGTGAAAGGCATCACGCTCACCGTTGGTGCCACATCGATTTGCTTCAGCAAGTTCGAGCTGGATCTGCAGAACGACGTCCAGCTGCGCATGTGCGGCACGGACCCCACCGGCGTTTATTCGGCGCAGATCGTCGCGCGCGATCCGCAGTTCAAGCTAAACCCGGAAGCCAAGGGGCTCTCTGTTAAGAACTGGTATGACGACTATGAGAACGGCGTCGAAGCGGCCCTCTCGATCCAGATCGGATCGGGCACCGACGGCACGATCACCATCGCGGCGGGCAAGGTGCAACTCACTATGCCGCCGGAAGAAGAGGACGAGAGCGGCATCCTCCGCGATGCCATCACGGCGCAGTGCAACGAAACCGCTGGCGATGACGAGTTGACGATCACCCGCGCGTGATCGTGCAAGCATTAACACATCCACACAGGAGCATCGATCAACATGGTTAAGATCAGAGGCAATCGAATTTACATCACGCCGGAGGCCGACGCGGAGATCCCCGAACCGCAACGCCGGCGATTCATCTTCGCGAACCCGAGCGTCACGATGTACGAGCGTGTCATCGAGAAGGCGACACTTTCGAAGACGGATGAGAAGGCCAGCATCAGCCTGGGCTCGCTTGCGGGAATGCTCCTTCGCGGCTGGGACAACATCCGCACCGATGACGCGACGATCGCCCAGAAGTACGCCGTAGGAGCGGCGATCAATGTTCAGGAACCGCCTCCTGCCGACGGTTATGCGGTTTCGTACGTCAACGGTCGGGAGGTCGAATTCTTCGATCTGCTGACCCACGTTGAAGTGCCGGCGCTGTGGGAAGAGCTTTTCCTCACGCTCAATCCCCAACCATCGGGAAACTCCGCGTTGCCGCCCAGCTCGCAGCCGGCAACCTCTGTGACCAATGCGGGCCCGGAAAGTGCTGTGCTGCCGCCGCCGTCGAACGCGGCGAGCCAGCTGAATCCCTCGAGTGGACAGACCTCCCCTGCGACGTCTGTCGCGGACTCGAGCCCGAGCGCGACAGTTGCGCCGTCTGCAGCGGCCGCGGTCATCTCGTGATTCGCGGTTGCCCGCGCTTGCGGGTTGACGCCGAATCGAAGCGAGCCCTCCGGCTGGCCGACTTCGCCGACCGCGGCATCCTCCCGCGCGCGGGCGGATACGAAGATCAGCGTCATCGCGATGTGATCCTCATTCAGTTGGCAACGAACGAAATCGCGATCGCCATAGACGAGGCTAAGCCCAAGGAAAACGACGATGGGTAGCGATGTAATCAAAACCGTCGAGCTTCGCGTGTTGGCGAAGAACGACATCGGCGGCGGCATGCGCGACGTGCGCGTGAACTTCCTGAAGTCGATCGACCAGCTCGAGAAGGAGGCCTACGAGAAAGGCAAAGGGATCCGTGGCACGCTCGATCGCCTGAGCGCCAGCATCGGCAAAAGCTCTGACCTCAAGGGCATTCTCGAAGTGGTTAAGGGCGGCGGCGCGGTCGCCGGTCTCTCGCTCGCCGGCGGCATGTTGGCAGATATCACTGGCAACTTGAGGGACATGCAGGTGCAGCTGCAACTCAATGAGAAGTCTGCCGGCGAAGTGACCGAGCAATTCCTGAAGCAGATCCCCATCGTCGGCAACCTTTGGACGGCCGGTCGTAACATCCGGGAAATGTGGGATGGCACCGCAGTTGCGGTCGCGAAGGCCAACAAGGAGGCGGAGGCGACGATCGCGACGATGAAGATCGTGAAAGATCTGCTGGCCGAGGGAAAGAAACAGGTTAGGGAGATCGGCCGCAGCAGTGAGCAGACCCAGTTGAAAGCTGCGATCAAAGAAGTTGATCGCCTTCATCTGATCAAGCCCTTCGATGTCATCATCAAGGCGAAGATGAGCTTTGACGATGACGCCAAGAAGCAAGCTGATGACCTGGCTCGCGCTGCCAAGGAAAGAACAGAGCTCGCGCTGAAGACATTCCTGGAAAGTACGGCAGGGAAGGAATATCAAAAGTCGCTCGCCGAGGCGCTTCCTTCGCCAACGATCAAGAAGGTAGCGACCGATCCGAATGGCAATGACTTCACATATGACGCCGAGAATCCGGCATTCAAGGCGGCATCAGATCTGCGCAATTCGCTAGACAAACAGCGAGACATGGCCCTGAAGGCGGCCGACGACGTTAACAAGCTGGTCGCTGAGGCTGCGGCGGTTGAACTGTCAGCGAAGAAACGCGAGTTCAAAGCCAACGTCGGCATCAGCATTGAGGGCGCGAGTGGAATTGAAGGCTGGACGAAACTTGCGTTGCGCGCCAAGAGCACGTTGGTGACTATTTTCGATCCGGCCGTGCGACGTTTTGAGGCCAGCATCAGCCGATCAAGCATCGGCCCTGGTGTCGTGCGGCTCATGAGATCCGTCGCTGACGTCATGCCAGCGCTCGAGCGTCAGCACGACATCCGTCGAGATTTGATGACGATCACCGTTGGCGCCCTTCGCGCATCGATAAACGACGGTCGTGTCGATCTCGAGATCGAAGCGAAGAAGCTAGAAATCCATCGGAAGTACGTGGACGAATGGCGTGAGCTGGTGAGGATCCGCGATTCGATCGATGCCACCGACGACCAACGTTCACAGGCCAGGCAGCTGCTCGCCACGCGCCAACAGCGCGAAGAACTTGAAAAGCAGAAGGTCGTATACGACGCGTTGCGAGCCGCCACGAACTTTAGGCAGATATCGGTTTCAGCCGGCGTGGGCGTCACGCAGCAGCTTGCGATCACGCAGCAATTCGAACGCCAGCAGCAGAACCGTCTCACACAGATGATGGAGCGGGTTGCGGCCACACAGTCGATCGGCGTTGGCAACGGCGCATCAACCGGCGGAACCGAGATCGTTAAAGCGCTAAGCCTCATCACGACGGCCATCAACCTTTTGATGACCAAGTTGAACGGCAAAGAACTCCGCACGGTTCGCCGCTGAACCATTTCGATCGAGAACAAAACCTATGCCCGTACCAGGACTAGTCACAGAGGACTGGACCAAGCGTGTGCATGTGCGCGACAAGTTCGGCACGCGCGAGTTCGACATTTCGGGCGTCGTCAATGAGACGGAAGCGTATGCAGCTCTCGCGGCGTACGGCGTTGATGAGGGTGACGAATGGCCGGTCCCTGCAGGCGAACCGCTCGGGATCCCACCAAAGGGCATTGAGATGCGGCGCAAAGGCTTTGCGTATCGCGCCGTCGCCAACTATGAGCCCGGCGTCGGTGACGGCGACTACGAATACAACGATCAGAAGTGGACTTGCCGCGTGCTCTGGGCCGACGAGCAGATCCCGATGATTCTAGATGCCGAGGGCCGGCCGCTTGAGAATGTCGTCGGCGAGCCACTCACGACACAGCTAACCGTCACGCTCAGCTACATGATCCTCGAGATGTGGCGCTATGAGGCGGCGTCGGAGAACATCGTTTCTAAGTCGGCGACGTTCTCGAACAAATACAACTCCAACGTGCAGGAGTTCCCGGTCGGCACCGCTAATCCGGGTGAGGCGCTGATCAAGACGATTGAGATCCCGGACGAGTTCAAATCGGGGGCGACGAAGCGGCGAGTCCTCTATCGAGTCCTGTTCAAGCCGAAAATTGCAGCGAAAAAGCGTGACGATGCGACGGACATCGAAGTGCACGGGTTCCACATTCAGGTGCCCAATGTGGGCAAGAGCAGCTGGAACGATGATGAAGGAGATTTCCTGCCGCTGGTGAAGCCGACCAACCGCTACTCCCCCATGCAGCCGCTGGCCGAGCCCGTCCTGCTGCGAGCCGACGGCACTCCGTTCGACGCTTCGTTGAAGGTCGCCAAGGTCGAGTCGGGGAACATGGTGTACGTCGATCCCGAAGAACTGCCGGGCACTTGGACGCCGGCGTTTGATTACATCGAAAGCGATGGCGGCGTCGCCCTGCTCACCGACCCCACGCGCGGCGCAGCGGACTTCAGCGGGCTGAACATCGACGCGAATATCTGATGCCACGGGAACTCAAAGAAGCCAGCGAGCCTGGCGACCTGGTCGACCGCGACACCATGGAGTGGCTCGTCGCGTCCGTCGAGCAGCTTCTCGCGGCGGCCAACCGCAAATACTCAAACTTAAGTGGAGTCGCGAAGCCCGTTGGATTTCAGTCGCCGCCGCCGCCGGCGGGGCTTGAAGGGTTTGTCTACGCCGGCCCGTTCGCCGTCGCAGACTCCGAATCTTACACCGTGAACAAGTTCGATTACGACCTCGTGCGTGTGTGCGGCGGCGGCGAGACGCACAGCGGACTCATCCGATTTTCAGAGATCTACAAAGGTCGCAACACCGAAGAGGAGCTGACGAAAGGCGGTTACATCAACACCGGCGTGATCTCAATTCGTCCGATCGCCAACGGCAAGATCGTCCACTGTTGGTGGTCGACGCGGAAAGTCGGCGACGACCTCAAGCCACTTCTTCTCTTCTCGCGCGACAACGAAGTCATCTGCTGATCGGGCGCGAATGTCGACCTCGAGCATCCTGATTTGTTGCACATGCCCTTCTCCGGGCGCGTGTGCCGGATCGCCGGTGATTGGCGTCTCGTGCACGAGCGCCCGCCTCGCACGCGTGTTGCTCGAACTCGCGGCGAGCGCCAGCGGTAACGCCGTCAACACCGAGGGTTTCGACGTTCTGGTCGGCGGCGGCGGCGACGCCTACAAAGTCGTCTCGCACGGTGACTGGAGCTTTGCGATGGCAGCGTCGGCTATCCTCGCTCACAACAATGTCAACATGGCTGCCTCCATGGGCGGCGCCGGCATCGCGGAGCTGAGTTACGCGACCAACGAAGACGGCGACGTGACGGGCAATCTTCGCTTCTTCGGATCCATCACGGGCACGGCCACCGGCAGTGTGGAGTTGTTCGACGTCGGCGGCTCGCCGTCGCTTGGTTCATCGACCGGAACACCGACAGGACGAAGCGGCGGTATCGCCGAAGGCTCTATCAACGTGAACCTAACCACAGGCGCGGTGACCGGCACGGTCAAGGCGTCGTGGTCCGGCGAGCTTGCGGCAGACAATCCGATCTACGTTGACGAGACAACCACGCCGTCCATGAAGCCGAAGATCTACTTCAGCACTGGCGGCCACGTTCTCGTCACGTTCGCCAGCACGATCGATCCGGCGACGGTCTGCCTGCCGACGACAGTAGAACCGGACGAACTGCTGGTCGAGGGATCGAGTGGCGTCGACGTTGGCGGAGCGTTTGAATGGTACGGGGAGGATATCGAACGTGATGCGGAGTACGGTGGCACCGGCAGCGTGAAGGGGACGTTCCTCGCGCCCGAGGCGGACGAGAATGACGACCCACTCACCCACAAGGGGTGCAATAAATTCCTGTCGGTCGATTTCGACTACGCGTACGAGAGCGACGACGCATCACACTCGATGACGCTCGACGCACGCGTCGCGATGGCCGCAGTGGCGAAGTGCGGTGTGTACTACGGGATTTGGAACGGCCCCGGCGTTCGAACGACGGTCGGAGTGAACACATTCACCGTCGCATGCTCGGTGGCGCTGCAGACCATGATCTACGGCAGCGTGAAGACGGCTCACCAAATCACACACAGCGCCTTCTACTCGGTCGTCTCGCCGAGCGATCCGTCATCCGGCAACTGGAAGGCCAACATCAGCGGCACCGAGGAATACTCCGCGAACATCAGCGTGAGTGCGTCGAACGCAACGGTAAAAGCAGCACTGCTTGCGATGCCCTTTCTGAGCGATGGCAGGGTTGAAGTCTACGGTCGAGGAAAGGATTCGGCCGGAGCGACGTGGGGATTGTCTTACGACCCGTGGTACATCACGGCCGTCACGCGAGACGGGACGCCGGTGGCAATTCTTGGCGTGACGCAGCCCGGGTTTTCCGGCTTCATCTTGAACTCGAGCGGGCCCGAGACGCCGACACCGACGCCCATCAAATTTGAAACGGCAGCCAAGTGCCCGGAATCCGGCACCGCAACGGTGTACAGCATCGCGGACGCCGAGGGCGTCACGTATTCGCTGGGCCTCACATCGACAACGCGCACCATCGGTGACTCCCAGCACTTCTGTCATCCGGAGTGCAAAGGCGACGGCCGTGGGTTCTTCTCGAGCGTGCCCACGTCGGTTGGCGCCTCACTGCGCGGTTCGGCCGTCGGCGCCACGCCGACGTTGAATGAAGCCCTGATCATCCCGCTGACCACGCGAACGCCGTGGGTTTATGACATTAATCACCCTTTCGTGACGGGAAACCTCGCCGGCGACAACGGTCAGTTCACGATCCGGTTTAATACGATGCTCTGGCGATTCGAGCTTGAAGTGACGGACGACGAGGGAACTGTCTGCCTGACCGCGCATGCGACGTGTCTCTACAACGCCACACTTCTAACCATCGACAGCACGCGCGGCTTGACGTGGGTCATCGACACGCACACGGGGTTCCTCGCCGACTACACCGACCTCGTGTTTGAAACGTGAGCAAGCGCATTGCGCTCAAGGTCGATTGCCATGACTGGTCGATCGCCGGCTGCGCGGCCAATCACAAGTTGACCGGCGCATATCCTCCACCGAAGGCATGCGCGCTCTGTAAGGAGCGTCGTCCGGTCATCGGCGGTCCCGCGCTGATTGAAGTGGTGATCGACGTCGACGATCGAACGGCAACCGACTTTGACGGCTCGCATTTGTGGGCCGAGTGGTACGGCCGCGTGGCTGCCTTCGCCGGCGATGCCGCCGCCGAAGAGAAGTGGATCTTCGATCGCCTTCTCGTCGCCGTGAAGCAAAGCGGCTGTGAGTGCAGTGCGCACGCGCGGACGTGGTTTGAGGAGAACGCCATCGACTATTCGTCGAAGGAAACGTACTTCGCGACGGGACCGGCGAAGATGCAAAACGCGGTCAACCGCCGCCTCGCGAAACCTGAGTGGGATCTGATCAAACAGCATGCGCGATGGTCGCACCGATTCGATTCGCGGGTCGCGATCCCGATCTCGGAGTGCCTGTCATGAACGTGCCGTGAGCGTCGCGGCAGAGGTGATTTTAGGTCACCTATTCGCAATTCGGCGGGGGCGATCCACACGCCTTTCTGACGTGCCCACCCTCGAACAAATTGTCGACATAGAACGCGCCAAGCCACAAATCTGTCGCGAAATGCCCAAGAAATCGAACGTAATTGAACCCAAGATCAAATGGCGATACGAGCGCATCAATTTCAATGCTTCAGCGTATTACCTACGGCGGCGAGCAGTGTCGGGTGCTTCTGTGGAGGATCGCCGTGAGGGGCGGATTTGACGCGCCAGACGCAGGAGGCTGATATGTGGCCATTCATTCGAAATGGGGTTCTGAGAATGGGCAAGGCAATGCAGCAGAAGCGCACGGCGAAATTCCGGCGACGTCAGGTTCGCGAGATGGCTGAATGCCGGACCTCAACTAATCCTCCCGTTATGCGAGAGACGCCCCAACAACGGGTCGATATGAGAGTTGCAACGAACGCACCGGAACTCGGTGCCAACGAGGCACTCATGACACTCGCAGCCCGACTCATCGACTTCATTAGCCGCCACCGCCCAAGTCTTATGGTGGTCGGCGTGATCATCTCCGCAGCTTGCTTCGGCGTCGTCGCCCTCTACCCGAAGGCTGCCGGCCCCACCGCGATTATTGGACTGTTGAGCTTCATGGGCACGTGCCTCTTGGGGTGCCTCGGGGCTCTCACGCACAGATAGGCGCAACGCTCCGCCCACATCGGTAACCCGCTCCTGCGCGCAAGGCCAGAGATGTTCCCACTTCTAGTTGCACTTGTCATCGTAGTTCCAGCGTCGCTCGGCATCATTAAGACGCTGCTCTGGCGCGCTTCTCGGGACACGAACTATGTCAAGCGCGAGCGCTGCAAGCGTCTGGGCAAATACATCTCGCTTTACATGTACTTCTCGTACATGGCGCTCGGGTACGCGATCGTCTTCACATACCTCTATGCCAAGGCAAATCCGATGGCGAGCACGAGCTTGGAGATTTACTTTCCACTCTCGGTCTTGGCCAGCGGCGCGGTCGATGCGAAGACGTTTGAACCCCTGTCTGCAACGTCGATCGACTTTTACGTGCTGTCGAGCTTCGCGGTGCTGTTAGGGAATTTTATCCGGCTCGGCATCGTGGTGCTTTCAGTGGCTGCCGCTTTTGATGGTCTGGTCCCACTCGCAGCGGTGATTTTCGAGAATCCAGAAGGCCGAGGTTTCGATCCTCATCCCGACGTGAGTAATCCGCCGGCAACTCGAGACACGCGGCTACGACTACTGCCAAAAGATCATGATCGATAAGACCGAACGATGGTCCGGTCGCATTGACGTTGCGACTAGCAATTCGCGTAGTGCTGACGATTTCACGGATCCGTCACGCCCGGCAGAATCCCAATGTTCGTGTCCGGGTCGTTGACCATGTCGAGCACGCGCCACGTCTCAAGCTTCTCGCTCGAAGGCTTCAAGATGTCTTCGACCTCTTCGCCCGGTACGTCTCGATCGAGCCAGCGGTCGTAATCCTTGGGCTCGACGATCACCGGCATGCGGTCGTGGATCGGTTGCAGCAATTCGTTCGGCGTCGTCGTCAGCAACACGCACGTTTCGACGGTCTGCCCGTCGGGTGAATTCCATCGGTCCCACAGTCCTGCGAAGGCGAAGACGTCGCGGTCGGGTCGCTGGAAGAAATAGGGCTGGCGCTTCTTCAGCGTCTTCGGTCCCTTCGGCTCGTAGAAGCCGTCCGCCGGCATGAGGCAACGGCGTCGCTTAAACGGCTCGCGGAACGTCATGAGCTTGGCGACCGTCTCCGACCTCGCGTTGATGGGCGGCGCGGTCGGCCGCGTCTCGCTCCAGAACGGCACGAGGCCCCAGTTGGCCACACCCAAGGCGCGATTCTTCGCCTGGTTGAAGCGGATGATCGGGACCGGCGTTCCCGGACTGAGGCTGAAGCTCGGCACGATCCGGATCTCACTGAATTCCTCAAACTTGTGCTGGTAGACGAGCTTCGCCAGCAGGCCGCGTTCTCGGAGTGTGTATCTGCCGCACATGGTTCAGGAGATTAACACACGGTTTCAGCTGCCCGTTGGAAGCACCGGCGGTGGCGATACCGGAGGAAACATTAGCTCGCCCTGTTCAGAAGAAGCCGCCGGCGACCAATGCGGCGCGCAGACCTTCACCCCGATCACTTCGGCCCACTTGTTCATTGCGTCTTCGGTCGTGAAAAACTCGGTGGCGCGCTCACGTCTTGCGGTTGCTAAATGGATCGCATCGATAGCGCCGGTTTTCGACCAGCCGTGAACAATTCCATCTCGGAGCAAACGCATGGCGTCTTTCACTACGAGCTCGTGCGCCTCCACGATGCGCACAGGCGATGAACCGGGATGCCAAAGGCGCCGAATCTTCTCTTCGATCGCTGGATCAAGTTGGCGTCGGTCCTTTTCTTCTTTGGCGTAGAGGACTTCGACAATGCTTAACACCGACGTGACCAGCTCAAATCTGCCGGCCGCGGCATCCTCAAATAGAGCGACGATCGTTTTGGCCGGCTCCACGTGCGCAGGATGCTCAATGAGATCCAGCAGCACACAGGCATCCAGATAGTACCTTTCGAGTGGAACTTCAGCCTTCGCCATCACGTGTCCTCCTGACGGCTTCGGCGGACGTGATCTTGAGACCGTCTTTCAACGGCGGCGCAGCGCCGACTGCTTGTCGCCACGCATCGCGATCTAGAATCGGGTGCTCAACGATGTCTGTGATGTCTGTCAGCGTCGGATGTTGCCCATACCTGACGTAAGTACCTTCGACCGTGACGTACTGACCACTCGACCAATACCTGCCGAGGGAGTCTTTGTCGCGGCCGTCCGGATAGCATCGAATGTTGCGCCGGGTGTGCGCTTCTTGAAGCGTGAAATATAGGCCCCGCTTCTGATCGAGTGTCACGATCTTTCCGCGGACAGAGGATCTTGTCCTGGGCTGCAACACCAAGGGCGGCGCTTCCGCGGCCCATTGGTCACCCTCCACATCCGGCTCGAGAGAGGCAACGATCTCACGAGGTCTCTCACGCGCCCACATTTTCAGCGAAGGTGTCGAAGGCTTCAGAATGCTCGTCATCTTCCCCAGCGCGTATCGGATAGCGCCGGAGTATCTCTCAATCGCCCCACCCTCGGCGTCCGCAGCGACTTGGTCGTATAGCGCCACGACGGTTTCAATGGTGGCATCTGCGGCACGGTTGTCGCCGCTAACGCCTCGCGTGGTGATCTCGGCGCTACCGCCCTGCATGGCGTCGACTAGCCATAGGACAGTGGGCTTGGTTTCGTCGCGCGCAACGGTTTCAGCGGTCAGAGCTTCAATCAGCTCTGCAAACGAATCTACGAGCGTGCGAAGGTCCGCAACTGAGACGCTGCCTTCCACCCGAATATTGATCGTCAGTGCCATTGAAAATGCGCCCGGCCATCATCGTCTCGCGCAGCGTAACCACTCTACTCGGCGGACGTCGCTGATAATTTTGTCGCTCTAAGAACTGACAGACACGACATGGAGGCACGCCGCGGCTCAGTTGATTTAATCCTTGCTGTTCGGAATATGTTCGGTATGCTCCCGCCCCGCAAGGACGCACTTCTCTCGCCACGGGTGGCGCTCTTCAGGAGCCCGATATGTCCGACACCCCGTCCGACCTGCAGTTCGAAATCAACGGCGTTCCGTTCAACGTGCGAGTCCTCGATGTCATCGCCGACAACGACCCCGATGCCGTCGGATGCATCATCTACTCCCAAGCGGAGATCCAGATCCTTCGCGGTCAGTCGCTCCCAAGTGCATTCGGCACCCTCGCCCATGAGGTCGGCCATGCCTGGCTCGGCAGACATCCAGAGGAGCGCTTGCCCACATCGATCGAGTCGTTCTGCGAGAGCTTCGCAGACGTGATGCCGAAGTTCGTGGCGGAGTTCGCGCGGCAGGGAGGCCACGCGACTCTCGCTGAAATGATGGGCCTGCCGCATGAGGGGAACGAAACCGCCCTCTCGCTCGTGCCCTGGCTGGAATCCTCACCAAGCGACCGCCAGACGGCCGTCATCCGGCACGTCCACTGCTGGGATCTGACCGATCTACAGTTCGAACAGTATCGCGTGCTCTACGAAGCGGCCGGCCTGAATCCCCTGCTCGGCGACTGCTACGCGCGCAAGTCCGTCAAGAACGGCAAGCGGATCGCGATCGAACTCGGCACGACGATCAAGGCTATGCGACGTGTCGCGCACCGCAGCGGCGTGCTCGACAGCATCAGCCGGCCGGAATGGGCTGGTGAGGATGGCGTCTTCGTCAACGTGTGGCCGACGTCCAAGGGCCGGCCGATGTTTGCTCAGGTGTCTGTGAAGCGCACCGATAAGAGCGAACCGTTCTGGGGCGTCGCACGTTGGGACTCATTCGTACAGACGGTCGTCATCGACGGCCGCGAGGTGCTCGATCCATTCTGGGACAAGATGGACGATCACATGCTCGCGAAATGCAGTGAGAGCCTGGCGCTCGCTAAAGCATTCACCCAGCTCGACGGACTCGCACTTATCGAGGCGATGCGAAGTGACGTGCCTTCGCTCGGCCAGGCGGCCACGATCGAGCGGCGCGGCAAGAAGTTCGTGCGCGAGGAACGGCTGGACGAGCAGCTCGAGGAGCTTTCGGATCCGCCGGCAACATCCCACACGGCCTTGATGGAGCGCGACAGCGACGCCGGCGGCGACGATGAGGAACCGTCATCAGATGCCGATCTGCATCAGACGATTCTGCGCGTGTCGTCGCTCGTGCGGCGCGCGAAGCGCGAAGAGCTGATCCGAGAAATGCGTGACAAATGGGCGGGCGCGGAAGACGACAACCGCGAGGCGTTCAAGGTTCAGTTGTACGAAGAGGCCAAGCGACGTTGGGGCGGCGGGCGTTAGTAATCCGCTGTGTAGCTGCGCACATCGGCGAGCTGATTTTCCCGATACCAGCACTTCACTGTGAATCGGCCGTAACCCTCAAGTTTTCCGGTTTGAGCGTTAGTATGACCCTTCCAGTATCGCGAGTACTCACGCACCACAAATTCGCCTTCGCGCGTCTCATCGCTCGGCTTCCCAAACACCGATTCCACTTCAGCACGTGATTGGCCAACATGAATGCGCGAAACAAGGGCCGCCTTCAGTTCTTCGGGTGTCGTGATCGTTGATCTTGGTTCCTTCGCGTCAGCCGGAGGCTTCGGTTCTAAGCCCTTCAGCTTCTCGCGGAGATCGGCGTTTTCCCCCGCCAACTTTTGGTTGATGGCACGCGCCTCATCGAGTTCGGCCTGAAGCTCAGCAAGCCTTTTTTGAAGCGCTGGATATTGTTCACCGGGTCGCGACGCGGGCTGGGTAGCCGGCGCGGCGCCGAGCATGAAAAGGACTGCAGTAATGGTTAGCACACGCTTCATCGGAACCTCGCTCAGTATGGCTCTACACGGATTTCTCTCCCCTACTTCCGTTCATCCCTTGGGAGCCTGCGCGCGGCACGCGGTGTTCGCAGCACGCGTTTGTCGGGCCGCTCTCCGCCGATCTTTCCGGCGATATCGACGTGCTTATCGATCGCCGCGCCCTCATTGCCCTTCACCAGCCCGATCATGTACCGCTGCACGGGATCCGGCTGTGCAAGGAAATATCTGAACAGCCGTTCGACCACGGCCTTGTTCTTCATGCCGAGTCCATCGGCGAACGTGTTCACACCATCGGCGACGGTCGTATCTATATCGACTTTGAAAGCTTTTTCTGCCACTGCAAGCAAAGCATCCCCCGAGAGTTATGGAACGTGCGAGAACTTATCCGTACTAAAACGTACGTTTTGTGTTGACTCGTGCTTGCGGCTCGCTATTCTCCCGGCATGCCCGTACGAAAAAGTACGAAACAAATGAGCCGGGAACCGAAGATCGGTGTCCGCCAATCGACCAGACGAAAATTCGATCGCGTGTCGAGGTCGACGCGTTTGAAGCTCGTCGACGTTGCCGATCTGGCAATCGATCTGCTCATTGAAGCTCGCAAAAAGGAGAAGGATCGACCCGCCATGGCGCAAGCCGGCCAGGCGTGAACGGCCCAGTGCGCGGGCCCGAGGTGAGGATGTTAAGCATCAGCCCGGGCTCGTTTTTTCGCAATTAGAACGCATGCAGTTCTTTCAAACCCCTAGGCGGCGCGGTGCATGCCCGCGCTTCTGGACTGCCGGCCGAGGCGACTCGGCCGGCAGATTTCGACGGAGAACGCCATGAAGATGCGGGATCGAATCACCCTTGGCTTGGAACGCCGGCGGGCGGAAGCCGCGGCCAAGAGCGCGAAGGTCGAATCATTTCTTGTCCGCGTCTCGCGCCGAGTACTGAAGGCGCGCCGCGGCCAGTGACCGTCCACCTCGGCGAAGGATTCCCCAGCGGCCTCCCCCGATCCGCTTCCCTTCGTCGAGGCCCTTCATCTGAGTCGATGCGCCGGCGCGCAGTGATTCTCCCTCCGAGTCACGTCGCGCCTCCGGGCGCGGCGTGATCTTTCAATCCCCCGCCCAGCTGTGCGTGGTGGGTGTCATGAAAAAACGGCAGCAGCCTCGGGCGCTGGTCTCCAACTCGTCAGCGAGCCAAGGCCTCTTGCTGCGGCGGCGTGGAGAGACACGCAGCGGTGTGCACCCGCAGATTGCTTATGAGGCGTCTCAGCCGGATCAAACCGGCCCGCATCAATCGAATCGAAAGTGTCGGAATGACCAACGATCTCCTCCAACAACTGAAAGCCGCCCGCCGCGTCAGCGTGCCGATCGTGTCGATCAACACGCCGGATCCGGCGGAGACGATCACCACGATGGCGGCAGCCCTGGCCGGCGGCGTGATCATCGCGTGGGACATCGTGGACGGTCTTCGCGCTGTCAATCGGCCCGCCGAGTTGGCGGCGAAAGCAAAGGACGAAGCGACGCCGGCAGAGATGGCTGTCGCGGCGCTCCTCGGAACGTTCGACCAGACCCAAGGCAATCCGATCGAGCTTTTCAGGACTGCGAAACGCCTCCCGAAAGACGCGATCCTGTTCGTGTCGATGGCCGACCGCTTGATGACCGACCCATCCGTCATCCAAGCCATCTGGAATCTGCGCGACCTGTTCAAAGCGAACGGCCGAATGCTGGTGTTGCTGAGCGCAGCGGGCCAACTCCCTCCGGAGCTTGCCGGCGACGTCGTGTCACTCGACGAGCCGCTGCCGGAAGCCGACCGTCTCGCGACGATCGTGCGCGAGTCTCACGACCAGGTCGATCTGAAGATCGACGACGCTGGCATCGCACTCGCGGTCGAAGCGGTTCAGGGATTGCCCGCATTCCAGGCCGAACAAACAGTGGCGATGTCACTGAAGCGGTCCGGCATCGATCTTGGCGCGTTGTGGGAACGGAAGCGAAAGCAGATCGAGCAGACGCCGGGCCTGAAGGTTCAGCGCGAGCCGGTGAAGTTCTCTGACATCGGCGGCGTCGAAGTCATCAAGTCGTTCCTCTCGCGGATCCTCGGCGGCAAGACACGTCCGAACGCGATCGTCTTCATCGACGAAATCGAGAAGTTCATGGCCGGCTCCGGCGGCGGTGGCGATTCCAGCGGCGTCTCGCAGGATCAGCTCGGCCAGTTGCTGAGCTACATGCAGGACCAATCAGCCGCCGGGTGCATCTTCGTGGGGCCACCGGGCTCGGCGAAGAGCATGGTGGCGAAGGCGACCGGCAGCGAAGCGGGTGTGCCCACGATCTCGCTCGACCTGGGCGGCATGAAGGGCTCGCTCGTCGGCCAGAGTGAGCAAAACCTCCGCAACGCGTTGAAAGTCATCACGGCCGTGAGCAACGGCCGCACGCTCTGGATCGCCACATGCAACGCGATCGCAGACCTCCCGCCCGAACTTCGCCGGCGGTTCACGCTTGGCACGTTCTTTTTCGACCTGCCCGACGCAGACGAGCGCGCCTCGATATGGGATCTGTACTTACGCAACTACAGCCTGAAGAAGGGCAAGGTGCCTGACGAAGGTTGGACCGGCGCCGAGATCCGGCAGTGCTGTGACATCGCCTGGCGGCTGGGGTGCACAGTCGACGAGGCCGGCCGCTATGTCGTCCCGGTGAGCAAGTCGGCGAGCGAGCAGCTCGAGCGGCTGCGCAAGGCGGCTGAAGGTCGATTCCTGTCGGCCAGCAAACCCGGTGTTTATTCCCGAACAGACACGGCCGAGTCAGCACACAACGGCACGAACGGCAAACCGAGTCGGCGCATCAGCGTCTTGGAGACGTGATCATGAGCGAAGCGACAGACCCCACAACGCCAACAACGGCTCCGGCGGCATCGGCATCGCCGGCCGCTCAGACCAAGGCCGAGAAGCGCGAGTTCGCCGAGAAGCTCCGCGCCCAGACGGTCGCGTGCCGCGTGCGGCGCTCGCGGTTCGGCGTGCGGCGGACGTTCACGCCAGCACAGATCCGCATCGCCGCGGACGAGTTCGGCGCGGACAGCAGCGTCATCAGCGCCGCCAAGCGCGTGCTCGACACGCGGGATCCGGCATGGCGTGCCGTGTCGAAGCTCATGGGCCGGGCCGGCCACCTGTGGAAGGCATTGACGGTCCCTTACCCGGAGCCCGGCGTCAGGCTCCTGCGCCGCGAGAACGTCGACATGTTCGTAAACCAATTGAAGGACATTAAGGCGTTGCTGGTCGAGGCACGCGAGCAGCTTCAATCGAAGTACGAAGAACTTCGCACGCGCGCCCAAGAGAAACTGGGGACGCTCTACAACGCCGGCGATTATCCCGACCGCATTGACGTCGAGTTCGATCTGTACTGGGACTTCCCATCGATCGAGCCGCCGGCGTACCTGAAGAACCTTCACCCACAGCTCTACGAACAGGAAGTCGAACGCATCCGCGGCCGGTTCGAAGAGGCCGTGCGGCTGACAGAGCAGGCCTTCGTCGAGAAGTTCCACGAGCTGGTCGGGCACTTGGCCGACCGCCTGAAGGGCACCGACGACGGCAAGCCCAAAGTGTTTCAGGACACGTCGGTCACTCGGCTCAATGCGTTCTTCGAAGAGTTCCGATCGCTCGACGTCGGCAGCAGCGGCGAGCTGCAGAAGGTGATCGACGCGGCGCAGAACGTGGTGAAGGGCATCACGCCGGATGAGCTGCGCGGCAACCTCGATCTTCGATCGAAGGTCAGCGACCAGCTCGCCGCGATCGAGAAAGAAATCGGCGGGCTCATGGTCGCGCTGCCCAAGCGGCAGATGAAGCTGGAAGACGACGAGCCGGCCGCCACGGACACCAAGAAAAACGAATCCGAAGGAGGCGTCGCAGCGTGAACCCAGACCCGACCACCATCATCACGTTTTCAGAGACGTCCGCCGGCTGCAGGCGCGGCACGTTCACCGACGCGTACGGTTCGAGTTGTGCGATACAAGAAGGATCGACGACCGAGGATTGCCGACTCTGGCTCGGCGTCGAGAAGAGCCGCAGCGGCGCGACGAGCAGCCGCATGCACCTGACGCGCGGCATGGCGGCGACGTTGATTCCATTGCTGCAGGAATTCGTGGCAACCGGCACTCTGCCGAAAGAATGGCAGCACGTCGGCGGCGTAGCGCCCTCCGCGCCCGTGCAGTCGGCGATGAGCATCAACTGCGGCTCGGACGAGGACAGCGACGATCACGAGGCAACAGCCTGGACCTTCGGCCACGTCCGCGGCGTGCTGCTGCAGGAGTTCCGGCGGTGGAACGAACCCGATCCGAAAGGCGACACCGATGCGCTCAAAGGCGAACTCGCGACCGCGCTGCAGCTCGGGGCCATTGGTGCCATCTCAAATGTACTGGCAGCGTTAGTGCTTCCGCATCGGCCGGATGTGGCTGAGAGCGTGGCCGTTTTTGGCGGAGGCGATCCTATTCATCTCGCTGCTGATCGAGAGCCATCTGTTGAGTCGACTCATGAAAACCCACATGACGGCCCTTGAGTTCGCGCTCGGCGCGAGGTTGATTCAGGTGGCATTGTCGGTGAGGGCGTTGAGGAATTCGAAGGGATTGGTGGGCGATGAGTCACGTAGCGACGGTGGATCTGGAAGTGAAGGATCTCGACGCCCTGGCTGAGGCGTGCAACGCCATCGGCCTCGAGCTTGTTCGCGGCCAGCAAACGTACGAGTGGTACGGCACCCATGTCGGTGACTACCCGGTGCCTGCGGGATTCGTGAAAGAGGATCTCGGCAAGTGCGATCACGCCATCCGCATCCCCGGCGACCACAGCGACAAGGACCACAAGCCCTACGAAATCGGCGTCTTTGGCCGACGTGACGGCCGTCCTGGCTACACGCTGATGTGGGATTTCTGGGCGGGCGGGCGGGGCCTGCAGAAGCTCGCCGGCAACGACTGCTGCAACGTGAAGCGCGAATACGCATACGTGGTGGCGAAGCGACAGGCGATGGCTCAGGGCTTCACCGTGCAGTCGACACGCAACGCCGATGGCTCCATCAAGATGATCGCGATGAAGGGGTGACTGATGCTCGCATGGCTGACATGGCCGGACGCCTGCGCGGCAATCTTCGTCGTGCCGTCCGTGTGTTTGGCGGCGATGGTTTGGGTGACAGCAGCAACTGAAAAAACGAGGGCCAATGAGATCCGTAGTGAACATCGAGATCAGTGCCAAGGGCGACGTGACGGTCGAAGCCAACGGAGTCCGCGGCTCGGGATGCCAGGCTCTCACCCGCGGCATCGAAAACGCCCTTGGCACCGTCACGGCTGACACGAAGAAGACTGAGTATTTCCAACAGGCGAACGCAGATGCCGGCACACGTGCTGAACATAAGCAATGACGGACGGATCCAGTTCGTCTACGCCGACGAGCTGCAGCCGTTCCTGCCGGCAGTCGGCGGCATCTCTCGCATCGCGCGAGCGTCGCACGTGGAGCCGGATGGACTCGGCTCGTGGTGGGCCGACCTGGCACCGGTCGGCGGTCCGAAGCTCGGGCCGTTCGTACTGAGGGAGCGGGCGGTTGCTGCAGAGGTTGAATGGCTTGAGGCGCGGTTGGGATTGATCGAGGTGAAGCATGGCTGAAAACTCCGCGATCGAATGGACTCGACACACGTTCAACCCGTGGCGCGGGTGCACTAAGGTCAGCGCCGGCTGCGCGCACTGCTACGCGGAAACGCTCAGCGGCCGCAATCCGAAGTCGCTCGGCATTTGGGGGCCGCGCGGCACGCGTGTGATCGCCGCCGAAAGCTATTGGCGTCAGCCGCTCAAATGGAACGCGGCCGCGAAGGCCGCCGGCGAGCGGCACAACGTCTTCTGTGCGTCGCTCGCTGACGTGTTCGAAGGTCCTGACACGATGCCCGAGGCGTGCTGGCCGCTCGTCCAGGATGCGCGTCGGCGGCTTTGCGGTTTGATCGAGCAGACTCGCAACCTCAATTGGTTGCTGCTGACGAAGCGACCACAATACGTCGACCGCGGGATCTCCGACGCGACGGGCCGCCTGTGCTCATCATGGCTCGCTGACTGCAAGCACGTGTGGATCGGCACGTCCGTCGAAGATCAGGACGCTGCCGACAAACGCATTCCTGAGCTGTTGAAGATCCCCGCGAAGGTTCTGTTCCTGTCGTGCGAGCCGTTGCTGGGGCCGGTTGATCTGAATAGGAGCCTTGGCGGGACGCTCTGGATTGGCGGACAGCGCGGCTGCAACGGAAAGCATCGCGGTGTCGGAACGCCAGATTGCCCGCGCGAGCCGCATCATCATCACGACGACCGATGCGACCGTGGCATCAATTGGGTCATCGTCGGTGGCGAGAGCGGGTCAAAGGCGAGAGCCATGCACCCGGAATGGGCGAGAGAAATTCGCTATCAGTGCGCCGAAGCTGGCGTTCCCTTCTTATTCAAGCAGCACGGCGAATACGCCCACGAGACGCAGATCTGGAACGATCCGGCTTCTCCGGATGACGGTGTGCTAAATCACGCCGCCGAACAGGCTTGGTTGAAACTGATGGACCGTGACAGCTTCGGCTTCGCTCACCAGTTCGAGGACACGTCGCTCGCATATCCGGTCGGCAAGCACGCCGCCGGCCGAGTACTCGATGGTCGCACATGGGATGGAATGCCGGCCGCGCCGGCGGAGGTCGGGCAGTGACAACCAAGCTCGAAAAACCACTGGGCGCGAAAGCGTTCGGCAAGCTCATCGGCAAGAACGCCGACGGCGTGATCGCGTTGATCGAAGCCGGCGAGATCGTCGCCGAGGATCACCGTCTGCCGAGTTCGAAGAAGTCGCGCTATCGGATCATGCCGAGTGAAGCGGCGCGGTGGCGGAAGTCTCGACAGACGTCAGCACTCCGCCGACCCACTTCCTCCGTGGCCGGTATTTCCGCTTCGGTAGGTCGCGCGGCGAAGGGCCATGCTCATTCGGCCGCCCCGCCCACGGTTGAACTGTTCGTTTAGGAAGGTCGGCCACCGGGTCGTACGCCCACCCATTGAACAGGGCGTTGAAGATGTAGTCCGTGATGGCGGTCAAACGATGCTCCGGGAATCGCTCAACATATTCGGCACTGATGTGCTTCCGCGGATGACCCATGATGAGGTCGATGGCGTCGTCGTCACGCGGCGAGATCATGCCCTCTGCCTCGGTGCGGAACGTGGTGCGCATGCCGCTGAAGCTGCGCCCATCGCGCGGCAGGCCGACCAGCGTGAGCAGCTTGCCGAAGTCGACGGCCAGGGTGTCCTGCCGCTTGGCCTCGGTCACCGCGCCGGCAGCGTTGCGGCTCACGGCTGCTCGGGAGTACGGCAGCCCGTTGCCCGTCAGGAAAAACAGGTTCTCGAGCGTCGGCATCGCCGGAGCCGGCCTCTCGTATTGGCGCAGCACGGTGATTGTGATCGGCCACAGCATCACCTTTCGGTAAGCGCGTCCCTTCTTGCCACGCACGCTGCAGACGGTGCCACGGTCCAGGTCGATCTGATCGCGACGGAGCCGCGCCAGCTCGACATTGCTGAACGCGCCGTTGAGCGCGAGCAGGATCAGCGGCCACCAGATGCGGGTGTGCATCGCCCGCTGCAAAAGCGCCCGCATCTCGTCGTGTGTGAAGCTCTTCGTCAGATCGGCTCGCGCCTCGCGCAGCTCATCCTTCGTAGCCTTGGCGAAGTCGGCGCCGTACGCCGGGAGCGATTTGATCTTGCCCTCCTTCTCCGGCCCCGCCCATTTGAACATCGCCTTCACGGCCGCGACGTAGCGCGACCGAGTGTTCGGGCTCTTGCCCGGGATCCGCGACAGGTAGGCGTTGAAGTCGTCGGGTGTGAGTTCCTCGACACGGAGGTCGGCAATCCGGTTCTCATCGGCCGGCGTGTCCAGGAAGAGCTGGATAGACTTCGCATAGTCGTGGTACGTGCGCGGGTCGAGCTTTCGGCGGTGACCTGGCGTCATCCTGAGCTGCAGCCACGCGCCGTAGAGGTTGGCGAGTTGCTTCACGGTGAGGCTCGCCGCGCCGAGCGGCACGACGGGGCGCTTGCCCCACTTGCCGGCGCGCATGCCCTCTTCGTACTTCTCCTTCGCCCGCATCGGCGCGAGCTTTCCGCAGATGTGTCGCCACTTCCCGCCGATCGTTTTGCACCATCCGTCTTTGTAGACGGTGAGCGGGAACTTGGGCGGGACCTTCGGGGGCCAGTCGATCGGGGCTTCGCAATTCATATGACACCGTGCCAAACAACCGGCGAACGGCCGGCAAGTTCGACGTTCGTGAACAGCCACAGCGGCTGCTCAGCGGCATCCCCCAATAGGCCCCTAATAGCTCTGGGCATGTTCAGGCGATGTTCGGTATCGTATAACGGCGATCCGTGCAATGCACGCGAAACGCAAAACGTCGCGGATCACTCGGTATTACCGTGCAATCCACGACGTTTATTAGAACGAGAGCGACGGGGCTCGAACCCGCAACCACCGGATCGACAGTCCCGTTGTCTAACGGTTTGTCATCGCGGTTCTGGCTTCGCTAACGCCTCATCCGATACCAGCAAAACGTCGTCCCCTAATGGTGCCCCTAATAACTTCGCTGAGCAAGGGGTGGGCCGATGAAACCCGTCGCCCTCGACCACACGGCGCCCGCGCGCGGCTGGACCGCGAAGGAAGAGGCCTACGTCGTCGCATCCTGGCAAACGCGCACCTATCGCGAGATGGCGACGGCGCTCGGGCGTTCGTACGACTCAGTCCGCACCTGGTGTCGTAAGCGCGGTCTGGTCGGTCCAGCGCATCAGGAGTGGACGAAAGAGCAACTAGCCACGTTCCGAGAGATGGTCGGGAAGTACACGGCCAGGGAGATCGCTGGTCGGATCGGCAGGACGGTCCAATCCGTCCGCCAGCTTCAATCGAGATTGAAAACGGGCCGCACCCGCATCTACCACGGCGCCGAGTTCGATGCGTTCATCCAGGAGAAAAACGCCGCCGGCTGGTCGGACACTCAGATCGCTGACGAATATTCCAAGCGGCTGACGTTCAAAGTAGACCGCCACACGGTCGGCTATCGCCGCGCGAAGCTCGGACTCGCAAAGGTCCTTCACAGCGACCATCAGCGTGCCCGCGTGCGCGAGAAGACGAAAGCGCAGCTCCGCGCAGCTGGTCTGAAGAGCATGGCCGAGTTGCGCCTGAAGGTCTGGCGCGAACACGCACAACGGCTGGGCTGGCCCGATGACCTTGGACCGCGATATCTGCAGGTTCTTCACGCGCTTTACACGATCGGCCCAATGACACGCCGAGAACTTGCCGACGCGATCGGCATGCCTTGGAAAGGGCCGCGCAAATCGCTGGTAAGTAATGATCCGCAGGGATCCCTTCTCGCGCATCTCGCGGCGCGCGGCCTTGTCGTGAGCCTTGGCCGCGTCCGAAAGGTCACTGGCCAGGGTCGGGGCGAATCGGTCTGCGTCTACACCCTTCCGCTCCAGGTCCAACCAAACCCACAAACACCGGCCGTCGCGCCGGCGGAGGTCAACCGTGTTGCCTGATCGCAAGAACGTCACCGTGAAACTAGCCGACCTCCCGACCGCGTCGCCATCAGCCGTGCCGGCGTGGATGCAGCAGATGCGCGAGGCCGCCCGCGCACAGATCTCGCAGGCAGACGTCGAGGAAATCGTGAAGGGCCAAGTGGAGCGCGCGAAGAAAGGCGACACCTCTGCGATCAAATTCGTCTTCGACCAGGTGCTAGGCGGCGCGGCGTTCAAGGGCGCGACGATCATTCAGCACAACACGGAGAACCACACGACGAATCAATACGGCGTCGTCGCCGAGGGCGAGGTCCTTCGACCCGAGAAGCCGATGTCACCGCGCGTGAAAGCCGCAGCGGCCGTCGAGGTCATGCGTGCGCGGCTCGACGCCGGGCTTCCGCTGACCAAAGAAGGCGACGGCGGAAAGGTGGATCTCACGTGACCCTTCAATCCTCCCTCCGCTGGCAGCGGCACGAGAAATTCAACCGCCAGTTCAACATCGGCCAGACCGTCGAAGTGGCTCTTGGCGCCGGCAAGGTTCACGTCGGGAAGACGCGATCCAAGGCGTACATGATCGGCAACGAAATCCCCGTCGTGCTGGTCGAAGGACTTGACGGCCCGCAACTCCTGTCGGACTGCACGCCCTACGTGCGCGGATGCGGAGAGGCGGTGCGCAAGTGAATCAGCCCTCCACTACGGCCCTCGCCAATTGGTTCGGCACCGACCGCATGCTCTGCGACACGATCGCCACGGAGCTGCGCGGCTGCAGTTGGGTCGGCGTGCCCTTCTTCGGCGGCGGAGGTGTTCTCGCACGGCTCCAATGCAACATTGGCGTCGCGTCCGACCTGCATCGCCATGTCATCAACCTGGCACGCGTCATTCAACACCCGGCGATGCGCGAGCAGCTCAAACGTCGGCTCATGGGCTTGCCGCTGCATGAGGAGGTCCTCGGTGAGGCGCAGGCGCGGCTCATTGCCCGCGAGCGCGAGCAGTCTCTTTGGCAGAAGGACGGCGGCGACCTGTTCAATCCAGTCCCCTTCCGCACCGCGAAAAATGTATCGAACATCCCCGACGTCGATTGGGCGGCCGACTATTACATCGCGAGCTTCATGTCCCGTTCCGGCGCGGCCGGTACTGAAGCCGAGCTGACTGGCGGCCTGTCGGTCCGCTGGAAGTCCGGCGGCGGTGGCAGCTCGCAGCGGTGGCTCAGCTCTATCGATTCGATCGACCCGTGGGGCCCGATCCTCGAGCGTTGGACGTTCGTCGTGATGGACGCGTTCGAGGTACTCGCCCAGATTCAGCGTGTCGACGCTGAAGCCGAAGCGGCCGGCGTGAAGCTCGCGAACGGCGCGTACTGCGATCCGCCCTTCCCCGGCGCTGGTGACGCGTACCGATTCCGATTCACCGTCGCCGATCACCGCCAGCTCGCCATGCGACTGCGATCACTGCGGCGCACACGAGTCGTGCTGCGCTACCACGATCACCCGCTGATCCAGGAGCTGTACGGCAACGACGACCACTGGGTGATCACGCGGCCGGCCGGGCGTCTGCAGACGAACGAAGCGGCGAACGAGCTGCTCATCCTTAACGGCCCAAGCTACGCGGCCAGATCGGACGCGGCATGACCCCGATCAAGTCGGTCACCATCATTCAGCCGTACGCCGAGCTGATCGCCGCTGGCGTGAAGCGAGTTGAGAACCGCACATGGCCGACGAACTATCGCGGCCCGCTGTTCATCCACGCCGGAAAGGCGAAGCGTTACGGCGGCGAACCCGTGTTCGACATCGCGAAGCAATACGAGCTCGAGCCGGCGTCTCTCGTCTTCGGTGCCGTCATCGCGGTTGCCGATCTCATCGACTGCGTCGAGCTGGTCGAAGTCGACATGCGTCACTACCGCCAGCGGCCGTGGCGTTTGCCGGCTTGGGCCGAGAAGCGCCATGCGTGGATGAATGACCACGAGCATACCGAAGGTCCGGTGTGCTGGATCCTCGCGAACGTGCGCCGACTGACTTCGCCGGCGGTCGTCGACGGCAAACAAGGTCTTTGGACGCCAAAGCCGGATCTGATCGATCGCGTAAGTGCGGCCGTAGCCGGCGCGGAGGTTTCTCAATGCTGACTTGCACATGGCCATACGGCACGCGCAAGCGTGTGAGGATCATCGAAGTCGTCGAGCGCGGCCGGACGCGCGGCATCGTCTGTGAGCATCTCGGCGAGTCGCGCGCGGCGACCGTGCTGCTGACATCGACCGACGCCGTCGCGCCCAGGGTCGGCCTTGAGACGTTCATCGAGTTTCGAGAAGGCGGCCCGACCGGCGGACATTGGGCGCTGACTGAAGAGCCAGCCGAATCGGGGGTCGCATGATCTTCTCGCGCACCATCCGACAGGTCCTCGACGGCTCGAAAACACAGACGCGGCGGCTCTGCTATGCCGGTGACTCGCTCGGCTACGCGACGACCAAGGTCGACGGCGTAACGGCGAAGCGTAAGGCCGTGTTCGAAAACCTCGCCGGCCGCCCGCGCCCGCGATGGATCGTCGGTCACACGTATGCCGTACAGCCCGAACGCTGTCACTCGGCAAAGGGACGGATCCTCCTCCTGGATCTGCGCCGCGAAGACGATCCGACGCTGATCTCCGACGAAGACGCACGCTCTGAGGGATTCGCCGACCTCGCCGCATTCCTGACGAGTTGGAATGACCTTCATCGAAAGCAGCCGCGCCAACCGGTTTGGGTTCTGACGTTCAAGCTCGTGTTGAGCGCGGTCAGGAGGTCGGCATGAGTCACGCACTCCTGCAGGAGACGAATGCGCCAACGGAACGCCCCATCAACTGGAAGGCGCACGAGGTCGTCGCCGCGCTCGCCGGACGAAAAACGCAGATGCGGATCCCGCTGAACCCGAAGCCGTGGTACGGATCTCAAGTCCCCGGCGGACCACACTTCATGTGGTCGCCGGGAGGCGCGAGCACATCGCGTTACAACGCCGTCTGCAGCGACTCGGGATCATTCTTGACCTTCCGTGATCAGGAGGAGCGTCGGATCGCGTCCCGCTGTCCTCTCGGACGCGTCGGCGACACGTTGTGGGTGCGAGAAGCGTGGCAGGTGAGCGGGTTCTCCTGGAACAGACCAGCGGCGCAGGTGAAGTTCGCTTCGATTTTCGCGCGGCACTATCGCGCCACGGACAGAGGCGAATGGAAGAAGTATTGGGGCGGCTGGCGGCCTGCCGGTCACATGCCGCGCGAGCTGTCGCGCATCAGCTTGGAGATCACCAACGTTCGCGTTCAACGGCTTTGGGAAATCAGCGAACAAGATGCGATCGCCGATGGCTTGGCGCAGCTTACGAAGGACAACGGCCGCACCTGGAAGTACGGCATGCCGGATCTCGACGGCCTGCCCGGAAATGATGATTACGGATGGCACTGGAAAGACTGGGAAGTCAGCCCCATTCACGCATTCGCGCGCCAGTGGACCCTCAGTCGGGGTCAAGATTCGTGGACGAATAACCCCTTCGTTTGGGCGATCACCTTTCGTGTCTGCACGCCTGCCTCATGTCTTGTACCGGATCGTCTCCTCGATCCGCCGCTCGAGCGCCTGCAGGGAGATCATCGCGCGCGTGATGTCCGTGCTGACGTCGTAATCGCGATCGATCCCGCGGCTGGCGAGGGCCAGCTGAGCGTTGCGCAACCAGCCGCGCATCGCGCGGACGCGGCGCAAGGCGTAGTCCCACTGCATCCGATTGGGCGGGCTGACGTTGTCCACGCGCCGCATCCTGCGCGCGGCGACGTCGGCGGCGATGAGTGTGTGAGTGAGTTGAACAACGAACAGCCGGCGACTGCCGGCAGGAACGAACGATGAGCGAACTTTCTTTCACGCAACTTCAAACCACGAACCTCTCGCGCGCGACTCGCTGGCACAAGGGCGGGCTCGAGGAGTGGAGCATTAACGATTGGCTCGTCGCGCTCGGCGGTGAGGCCGGCGAAGCATGCAACGCCGGCAAAAAGCATCGACGGATCCTTTCCGGCCTTCAGCAGCATGGCAACGTGCCCACGTCTCTGACGGAGGCTGAAGACAAGATCATGGAGGAGCTGGCCGACACCGTAACGTACGCCGATCTGATTGCGTCGCGCATGGGCCGCTCGCTCGCGGATGCGATCATCCGCAAGTTCAACGCCATCAGCGAGCGCGAAGGTTTCCCCGAGCGACTCGGGGTTCGTCCGCCTGCGACGGGCGTGTCCATCATCGACGCAGAACGTGCGCGACAACTCGGGGACGAAGGTTTCACCGCCGAGCGTGACGACGCGTACATCGGTGGCGAGTTGTCGCAAGGCGCGGCGTGCTACGCGGATGCGGCCTCCGCGATGGTGCGGGGCGCATCTGTCGATGAGCTGGGCCTACTCTACGTCGGGTTCGACGCCTCGATCACGTGGCCCTGGCAAGGCGACGGCGACGACGAGGAAACACCAAAGCTTCACAAAAACCCGATCCGCAACCTCGCCAAAGCCGGGGCGATGATCGCGGCCGAGATCGATCGGCTCATCCGTTGCGGCTGTCCTCTGCCATCAAGCAACCCCGCCGCTGATGTGCAGGAGATGCTCTGGAACGGAGCGTCGATTCAACGTGGCCTGACCACGCCTGAAGCTGACAGCCCGCTCGAACCCGAAGAGCTGGAAACAAACGACGGCACCTTCGAGCTCGAAGAAAGGCGATTCTGATGGCGCTCGTACTCCATCCCGACACGCGCACGTCGATTAGGGCCTTCGTCGAGATGACGAACAACCTGAATGACGACGACATGGTCGACGCGTTCATCGCCTTCGCGGCCGCCTGGCTCGACCGGAAGGAAGCCGCGTTCCTGCAGGTCGGCACCGTCGCCAACAACGAAGTATGCGTGTGGATGGCGCGCGGCGCGGCCGCGCCGGTGATGGGCGAGGCGTATGAGGCGTTCAAACAGCGACTGACAGCCGGAGGACCACGATGAGTCGTGAGCGACGTCCACATCTCGTTCCCGGTCGCCCCTTTGCCGTCGGCAATGTTTTCATCGCGCCGCGTGGTCGCGTGATCGCCATCCACGCATTGAGTGGACGCGGCCGTAACCGCGCAGCCCAAGTTGCTGACTTCGATGATGGCGTGCGACAGGTGAGTTGGCAGCCGGTTGGTCACCTTAGACGGCTGCTCGAATTGCGTTGGTTTACGCTGTTAGAAGGCAGGCACTGCCGAGTGTGCGGTTGCACCGACAACTATTGCCGCGCGTGCATCGCGATCGCCGAAGGCCCTTGCTCCTGGGCCAATGAAGATGAGCCGGATCTTTGCAGCGCTTGCGAAGACAGACGGCTTCCTGATGCACACCAGGATGGCGTCGTCACGCATGCGGCCGGCGGAAAGCTCCAGCAGAACCCGTTCACGCCGCATGCAGATCTGCCGAACGATCTCTACGAACACTGGCGTGCGGGATGGCTCGTGGTCGCGAAGGACCGCCGAACGGACACGGCCGTTGCCGCCGGAGACGCGTGATGACGAAGACGAAGAAAACGCCGGCGGCGACAGGGAGCCTGCAGATCTTCCACGTGACGTTCACCACAACACGGAACGGCAAGCGCGTCACGACCGTGCTGAGCGACATCAATCAGAAGCTCGTCGACGGCCAGTGGGTCGACGTGCAACCAAAAGGAAAGGACTCCAAGCGATGAGGAAGAAAAGCCCACTCGAAATCATGAAAGAGATCGAGCGACAGATGCAGCGTTGCCGAAAGCTGGCGTCGATCGCCCAATGGTCCGTGCGAGCACGTTCGTTCCATGTCGGCCAGCGTGTTCGATTGGGATCACACGGCATTATGGGATGTCTCGGACGCAGAGGCACAACCGGTGTGGTCACGCGAATCAAGAATCCGGACGACCTATCGATGCATGTCCGCATCGACGGCAACAAGCGCGACAACGGCTACCTCGCCGGCCTCTGGCTCCCGATCCCCGCGCGGAAAGGCAAAAGCCGATGAAGAAGGCCGAGAAAATCCGCTTGGGCTACGAAGTTGGCACCGGCGCCGAGGTCGACATCCCGTTGGCGCACACGTACGTCGCCGGGCAGACCCAGCTCTCAGGCAAGACGACGACGCTGGTCGCGATCGTCGACCGCGCTGCCGCGCTTGGTCGTCGTGCGCTCGCGTTCGTCACGAAGCGCGGCGAGAAGACGAGCGGTCGCCTCATTCGACCTTACCTCCCGCGCGAAGGCGATCAGCCAATCCACTGGCGGCTCGTCGAATCGATCATCGCGTCCGCGCTCGGCCAGCAGTCGATGCGCAACGAGCGGCTGCTCATCATCAATGCCGCCCGCGATGCGCGTTCGCTCGCGGACGTGCGGCGCAACGTCGAGCGGCTCAAGAACAAATCGAAGGGCCGAACCGCCGACGATTACATGCTCGTCGGCGAGTATCTCGATCTCGTCCTGCCCGAGATGAAAGCCCTTCGCGCGACAGACAAGTTGGATCTGCGCGTCGGCCTGAACATGATGGACTTGTCGGATGCCGGGCCGCAGATGCAGGCGATCGCCATCCGCGCCGCGCTCGAGCACATCAACACGAAAGAGCACGGCGTGCTCACGGTTTTCCCGGAGGCGTGGGAATTCGCACCGCGTGAACGCAACGCGCCGGCAAAGAGCGAGGCGATCGCGATGGCTCGGAAAGGCTCCGCGCTCGGAAACTTCCTGCTGTGCGACAGCCAGGACATCGCCGGCGTCGACACGGTCATCCGTGGCGCGGCGAGCGTGTGGCTGATCGGCGTCCAGCGCGAGGCCAACGAATTGAAGCGGACGCTCGACGTCGTGAAGTCGAGCGGCATCAAGCCGCCGAAACCTTCCGACGTCGCGACGCTCGGCATCGGCCAGTTCTTCGCCTGCTGGGGTTCGCATGCGATCAAGACGTACGTTCAGCCGGCAGGCATGAGTGACGCCGCAGCGCGTGACTACGCGCTGCGCGGCGGCGAACGGCCCGAAGTCCCTGTCATCCTGATCGCTCCGACCTCCGCGGTATTGCCTCCGCCCGTAGCGATGACCGGTGAGCAGATTGCCGACTTGGTCAATCACGAAACCAATCCCGATCTGATCCGCGATCGCCTTGTCTACGGAGAATCATTCTCCGTCGGTGGTGTCCGCGTGGATCCGGCCGCGGTCCATGTGGCCAACGCTGATGACGAAGACGACGACGGATGCCCCGTCGGAGATCCCGACTGCATTGGCAAAGCCTCAGACCTGCACATCGCCTGTGAGCCGCCGACGTCGACGGCCGAGCGCGACGACAACGAAGAAACCCCTGAAAGCGAGGACGAATTGAGCACTGCAGCAGAAAACAAACTCGATCGCATCATCGAATTGCTCGAGGTCGGCGCAACCGTTGCGCGGCCTGGCGGGCCGGCAGCGGCCGTGGCCGACGAGGAGGCTCTCTATCGCCGATTCAAGGAACGGCTCACGAAAGAAGCGCCGGCCCTGCTGAGGATCGTGGTGAGCAAGCCGCACATCAACGTCGAGTTTGAACCGAGCGTCATCAACCTCACGCCGAGCAAGCTAGACGGGAAGATCGGCCGACTCATCGTCAAAGGCTTCTTCGACAAGCCCGTGCAGAACGAAGCCATTCACAAAGAGCTGAAGCGACTCGGCGTCAGTTACGACAACCGCACGTTCGGTCGTGCGATGTCAGATCTCGCCACGTGGGGCGCACTCACCATCGAAGACGGCGGCTACCAGCGCAATCGTGAGGCCACGATCAACGGCGTCGAGAAGAAGTGACGTAGCCGCAGCGAGCAGAAAGGTTTCCGATGCCGGTGAAAGACAAAGAATTCGAGTGGCGCGTGTTCAGGCTGATCGAGCAGCTCGGCATCAAGCGGACTGAAGCGATCGCCGAGGTCGAGTGTGCAACGGGCCGGTCCGCGCCGGCGGGGATGATGGCAAACGCCATTTCATCCGAGGCCATCGAGAGAGTCGTCTCAACCGGAAAGCCCCTGAAGCCGTCGAGAGCAAGCGTGGAATTCGCCGAGGCAGCGAATGTGATTTGGGAGAAGGTCGTCCCCCATCGCCCGGACGAGATGACGCTTCGCATGGGAAACGCCCCGACCGTAAGAATTCGAGTGAGCGCCTGAACGCTGGCAGATAGATAGTCGCATGGACGCGCACGAAGAAAAACTCCCGTGGTTCCAGTTCTACCCCGCTGATTTTCAGCGAGAGGCTGAGCATTTGTCTCTCGCAGCTGTCGGCGGCTGGATGAAGATCCTCTGCCGCATGCACTTCGCCGCCGCGCGCGGCGAGTGGCGCGGCACCGTCCTGCAACTCGCTCGATGCCTGAACTCATCGCCCGAGCAGGCGCAGCACGTCCTGGACGAGATCCGCGATCCGAACAATCCAAGCGGCCGACCCGTGGCCGATTTTGAAGCACTCAGCGGCGGCACGTTCCTCCTTCGCTCCCGCCGGATGGTCCGCGACGAACACCGTCGCGTGGTCAACCGTGAGAACGGGAAGCGTGGCGGGAATCCGAAGCTGATGAGGTCGGATAACCCCCCGGTTAACCGACCCCTTAACCCCCGGGTTAAGGCTATTAGTCAGAGTCAGAGTCAGAGAACTGGGGAAGTATCCCCAGACCCCTCTTCTCGGCCGGCCGCTTCGCAGCCGTCCGCCGACGATGGAACCAACATCTTCGGCGTCGACGTCTCCGAGAACGCGGACGGTCAACGTCACGACACCGCCCCGCCGCCCGATCGCGACACGCGGTCCGCTGGCTCGGCCACACGTGCCGAAGGCTCGACACCCAAACTCAGACGACCGCGGAGTGAAACCGCCTCGCCGCATCACCAGGCGTTTATCGATTGGTGGTGTCGTAAGGCGTATCCGAGCCGGATGGGCGGCGTCGAATACGAGTTTGGCGCCGAGGCCACGCGCAACGGCGCGGCCGTGAAGAAGCTCCTTCGGGCCGTCAATGACGACCTCGAGCGAGCGAAGGCGATCGCGATGGCATACCTCACCGCGGATGACTCGTTCATCGCGCGGCGCGGCCGTCCACTTTTCGGCCTGACCGATCAACTCACAACGTGGGTACAGATCGCAAAAGGCGTCCAAGTCATTCAGCAGGTGAGGAACAATGGACAGCGCAACGCAGCATCCGCCGGACCAGCTCAGCAATCCCGCCGCCCCGCACCAACCCTCAACGGCGGGCCGCCCGCCGGGCCCGGACCGCACGCCAAAGCAGGTTGAGGAGATCCTCTGGAAGGCTGCCGGCCAGGCACGCTCGAATGATCGCCGCACCGCGCCGAGGCGTATCGCCGTCGACATGCCGGTCGTCAGCGTCGAAGCGCGGCGTGTCGATCAGCGGCGGCCGCAGAATGTGTTCGAGTCGCCTGAGGACGCGAAGCAACGGCAGGACGCCATCCGTTCGAACGAGTTGCTGCAACGTCTCCACGGCGCAGGGCTGTTCGACAGGTTCGCGAACGCGTCGCTCGATAACTTCGATCACATTCCGAAGGACGCTCGAGCGATGTATGCCGAAGTGGTCATGGTGCTCCGCGCGGGCATCACGCGGCCGGGCGCGATCATCGGCCTCGTCGGCAACCCCGGCCCGGGCAAAACGTACATCGCTAGCGGCCTCGTCCGCGAGCTGTGCATTGCCGGCAAGAGCGCGCGGTACACCACGACCGATGACTACTTCCAAGCCATCAAGGCCGAGTTCAAGCGAGGCGGTAATGAAGCGGCCGTCGACGAGCGGTACCGCGGCGTCGCTCTGCTCGTGCTCGATGAGATCCAGGTGCGCGGCGACACGCCGTGGGAGAACCGCCAGCTTTCTAAACTGATCGATCACCGCTACGCGAAGAACCGTTCGACCATCCTCGTCGGCAATCCAGCGGCCGGGCAGACGCCCGTGGAGTTGGTCGCGTCACTGGGTGACCGAATCGAGGACCGGATCCACGACGGCGGCGGGATCGTCGTGTGCAATTGGGCGTCGTTGCGTGGCCGATTAGGATGAGGTACCGCGCGAGCGGCAACTGAGGTTCTCGTATGACAGGAATGGAACTCATCGAATCCGAGCGTCGTCGACAGGTTGCTGAAGAAGGCCACACAAGCGAGCGCGACGACATGTACATCGATGGCGAGCTGGCCAAAGCAGCTAGACACTTTGAAGTGTTCGATCGCGAGACGCCATCAACGCGTTCGTGGGGCTGGCCGTGGCCGTCGATCACGTTCAAGCCACTGGCACGACTCGATAATCTCGTTCGCGCCGGTGCCCTATATCTGGCCGAGGCAGCGCGACTGGAACGTTGTGCGGTCCGCGGCACGGGACCAGCGGTGACCATCGACGGCAGCATTCGACGCGAAGTTACGCCGCCGGCAACTGCTGCTTCACTTGCAAATATCGCGCACGCCAACGCTGAACGAGTCGCTTCGGAAATCGACAGAGAAATCTCTGACAAGCTTTGAGACGATGCACGTAAGCGTGGCGATCGCGTCGCCCGCGAGAGAGCGCAACGACTAAGTCTCGCGAGGGATGGAAACGGGGACAAACCATCTAATGACTTTGAACACGATGGCCGCACTGCATTGCCCCCAACACTCCACGATCACACTCACGGTCCAAGCGAAGAAGCAGAATCGCAACCAAAGTCTTGCCCAACGACCTTGAAAACGCGACATCACGTCTTCGTAGTCGACGATCATCTCACCGATCGTCGGCGTATAGCTGCGCTTGCGGACTGCTGGGAGCAGCAGATAGCCAATCAATGTCCAAACCTGTGGGTAAGTCGGCGCCAACAACCAACACGACCTGCTTTGCGACCTCAGGAAAGTGCATACGATGCGCAAGAAGAAAGTCAGAAGCGGGACGGCAGATTCCAGTGGGAAACGCAGAACGATCTCAATCCTGCCACAGCGAAAACCAAGTCTGTAGCCGATCCGAGACCATCGCTTCAGAGTTTCAACGTTGGCGTCATTCGATACCTCAGCGTACGTCCACATCTTCGGATGAACTTCTTGCTGGAGGACAATACATTGGAGAAACACAAGCGCACGGAATTCATCCATCTCGCCGAAAAAACGGTGGGCTGTCATACCGAAATTCGTGAGCGCGAGTTGCCAACCAGCAACGAAACTGCCCAGCATATGTTGGTATCTTCCTCCAAGGGCCACGTAATTTGGACCCCAAACGCTACGTGCCATGACGCTCGCCCCCTCTCCACTCGAGAGCGGCAGCCGGTGCACCGTAAAAATCGATGTTCTCGCGCATTGCGTTGGTACCGCTTCGCGTGACGGTGTAACGCCGCTCGATGGCGGTTTGATTCCCCACTTTGATCTCGTGATCACTACCCGCCACAAGCTTGGCATCTTCGAGCCGCGCCATGAGCTGATAGAATGCGGGCAGTGACTTCGACGCTCCCTCTTTGCCCAAGCGTGTTCGAATGTCACGCCCTGCACGCTCCCGCGCGCCGATTGCAAGAAGAACCAGAAACTGAAGGTGTGTGAGTTTTGGGATCGGCATACAAAACCTGTGTAACCCCACCTTAGTAACGTCGCATTACACGGTCAAGACAATTTCTGAGAATCGAACGGGGTTGATGGCGCGAAATAACTGACCGCCATCGGTAGAATCGAGATCGATGACCGAAGTGCGCACCAAAAAGAAGACGACCAAGAAACGTCGCGCAGCGCCCGCGTCGACAGCGCGAGAGGCGAATCAGCGTTGGGGATTCGAGCCCGGCTTTGCCGGCGCAGCCCGGCGCGGCTCGATGGACGCTTACACGGGCGAGCATTTCGACGCCGATGTGCAGGCGCACGTCATCCGAGCAACCGAGTGCCCGCGCCAACATCCGGAACACGAGTGCTGGCCAGGAGACGTGCCGATCGGTTTCCGGACGAGCTGGACGCGGCGCGCGATGGCAACGCCGCCGGCGACGGCCGCCAACCCGAAGCCCGCCCAGCGCATGCTTGAGATGTTCAGCGGTGAGATCTGTTTCGACTGTTACCTCTTCATGTACTGGCGCGACCGCCAACGATTCTTCGAGGAGCACGGGGACCTCGGCGTCGGGTTCGTCCGGCCATCACACGCGCTGCGACAGAAGTGGAATCGCCTGGCCGCCGAAAATCCGAACGACGCCCTGGCCCAGATCATGGCGGACAACGATCACTCCATCGCCGCATGGGGCGACTTCGCCCGGGCGGCCGATGACCTGTTCAACAGCGAGCGCATGGCGCTCATCGAGCTGGCCGGGCCAATGATTTACGCGAAGGAGATAGAGATCGATGGCGTGAAGGTCATGGAGGAGGTCGAGAACGATCGCAAAGAGATACTCGACCACGACGACCCACGCCGAGGATCACGTGTTGAGCAGGCCGAACTGCTGGCCGTCGTCCGCCGCCTCGTCACGAAGTACATCAACGCACGCGTCGCCACGCCGTAACCATTGACGCCATCTACCGCTTATGGTGAAACCCCCGATGCCGGATCGGGGATGTGCGCATTTTCCACCCTTTATAGAGGGCGTGAGACAGATGACACCGCGACAGTCTGAGGTGAGCGAGATGCTCAAAGCCGGCGATGACTATGCCACCATCTGTTCATCGTTGAACATTCGCCTCCGCGCCTTGCAGTGTCTTCTCTCCCGCGCCGGCATCGCTCGTCGGCAGGGACGCCCGCGATCGCAGCCACAAGGCAACCGCCACAGCCTCTCTTCCACCGGGCTCATCTGACCTTTGAACGCTCTCGAACGCCGCATCGCCCTCACCGGCGACGACGGCATGGAGATCCTCGCGCACCTCGGCACGACGCCGGTGTGTGCGATCACGCTCGCAATCGAACTCGGCTTCGACGGTCAGCGGTTCAAAGAAGCGGTGCACGCGATCCGCGAGTCGGGCATCAGCCTCATCACCTGTGACTACGAAACGATCTGCATCTATCGGCCGAACTGGCGCGAGGCGCTCGACCGCGCGACCTGGTACGTCGATCGAGCCCTGAGGAGCCGAACATGATCCGATACCGACCGATCTTCGCCTTGGCGTTGGTCGCGACGCTCGTTCACGCGCTGGCCGGATGTAAATCGTCCCCGCCGGTGGACGATCTCGACCCCGTGCCGGCGATCGCCGAGGCCTCTGCTCTCACCGCCCGCGTCGAAGGCTCGATCGAAACGATGGGCCAGCTCACGGCATCCGCTGGCGAATATGCCGGCGACACCGCGGACTACATCCACGGCGCGCTCCAGTCGCTCTCGACCGGTGTTGCGGAGGGAATCACGTCGGCCGTCACGCAACTCGGCCAGGCGGACAGCTCCAACGAAAAGACCCGCGCGACCATCGCGTCGCTCGAGCAGGTCGTGACGACGACGCGCCTGCAGGTAACCGATCTCGCTGCGAAGCTCGTCGAAGCCAACCGCCAAAAGCGCGAACTGCAGCACGAACACGCCGCACAGCGGATGAAGTTCGCCGACGATTTGCGACGTGAGACGGATCGTGCCGACGCCGCCGAGGCCACGCTTGGCTATCGGATCGAAATGGGCATCCGAAAAATCGCCTTCTGGGCTGGCCTCGGCGTCATCCTGGCGGTCGTCGTCGGACTCCTCGGCAGCCCGATCGGTGTTGCGATCGGCGGCCCATTCGGCGGCGCACTGGAGTGGCTGTCGACGGCCGTCATGCACATCGGCACGCTCGGCATCAGCTGGCTCATCAAGAAAATCGCGGGCTGGCGTGCCGTGGCGAAGGGAATCGAGTGAGGGAAGTCATCACCAACGCCAAGGCGGGCATGTTGGCTCAGTTCCTCTATGCGGCCAGCTGGCCCCTCTCGCACTTGAACACCCTGCTCGGCCTGATCACGGCTATCGCCGGGTGTGTGCTCGCTGTTTTCTCGGCGCTCAACGCGTTCAACGCGTGGTGCGATCGGCGTGAGCAGAAGCGCAGAGCCCGCGCGATGCAGGAAGAAATTGATCGCTCCTGGCGAGAGCATTTCAGCGACCCGGACCGCGAACCACCAACGACGTAATGATCGAAGTTGACCACGAGCCCATCCCGACGCTGACTCAAGCGTTGGCAGAGCTCGAGGCCGGCCGCACCGCAGATGCCCGGAAGCTCATCATCTACGCCGCCACCGAAATGCGTGTGCTTACCGAGAACCGCAACCGCCTCGAAGGCACCGTGGCCGTGATGCGCGACAAGCTTCGGCGCATCGGTGCCATTGGATTGGAGCCAGAGTCCCCATGACCAAATCCAAGGCCCTCGCCGTCATCGACGCCGCGATCTCGCCGCTGTTCAGCGCTGCCGGCGCATTCACGGGCACCGCGGCTGGGCTCGGGGTCGCGTTGGCGGCAGTCGTGCCCACGATCGCTGCTCCCGATGCAGACGTGGTAACGCCGGCAGCATCGCGCAAGCCTAACCCGCCGCGGCTCACCAAATCGGATGAGGTCGTCGACAACGCGGTGATCAGCGTCGCCGCCGGCAAGATCTGGGACGGTGGCGGCAAGCTCTACCGCGGCCGCATCGCGGTGAATAAGGGCGCGATCGCCAGGAATTTCCGTTACTTCGCGCGGCCCGGCACGAGCGATCGCATCGAGCTGTACGGCGGCACGGTTGAAGACTTTCGGATTGAAGACGACTCGCGCGATGGCATCTGGGGTACCGGCAAGTGCCGGGTCGAGCGCGGCGAGATCGCGACAGTCAATCAGTACCCGCTCTTCTTTGAGACTGCCGACGCTGACGTCATCGATGTCAACATTGACGACCCCGTCGAGCATGACGCCGGCTCGATCTCGCAGAGCGTTGACCGCTGGGGCAAATCCACCGTCCGCCACCTGCGTGTCCGGATCCGCGCCAAGCATGGCAAGGCGATCTCGCGCGGCGATGGCCCGCTCATCTCCTATGACAGCTGCGACATCGAAGCGCCCACGATCACGCACGCGCCGTGGAACCCGCTCGGCGAAGTGAACGGCGGCAAAGGACGCGGCGTCGTCGAGTTCAGCTTGTCCACCGGCGTCTGGGTTGCTGATGACTTGGTCAATGGCGTCGCCGGCGGCTGGGAAAAGTGCCGCGCGGCAATGGCGGCGGCCAAATCGCGCGGCGTCACCGATCGCCGACAACTTGTCCGTGCGGCGGCGGCCGTCGCGACGCGCGGCGGCAAACCGTGCCCCGCACTCAGCGACGCCGACTGTGATCGCACGCTGGCCGATCGCGATGCGATGATTAGGCTCACCGGTCGGGCCGTGCATAAGAACACGCGCATCGTCGCGCTCGATCTTTCACCCGAGGCCGGCAGCCTGGGCGAATTCGATCCGGACTGCGACCTGACGCTGACCAACCTGCTGGGCGCCATCAAGAACACGTATCCGGACTTGCCGTGGTCGATGACGGATGATCCGCAACGTGCGTCGTCTCGGCTCATCATCAACTGCCCTGTTACCACGACCGGCGGCCTCGGGACCAAAGATCTCGCGCTCGCCGCGCAGATCCTCAAGGGCTCGACCGGATCCCTCAACAAGAAGGCGATCGCCGCCTGATGCCCATCCTCGACGGCACAACTCAGGGCGTCACCGGCCGGCAGCGGCTGTATTGGTACAGCGCGCGGCATGACGGCGACATGCCGACGGTCGAAGGCGCTTTGGCGGCCGCGAAGAGCATCACTGCCTCGCGGCCATGGATCGGCATCGACTTCGAGAAGCCGTTCCCAACCTTCGATCAGTTCATCGCCGTCCGCGACGTCTTCCACGAGGCGTGCCCCGGATCGAAGGTCGGCATCTATGCGGCCATCGACAACAGCGACAGTGGTGCCGAGTTCGTCCGCTTGGCCACGCCAAAGTTCGCGCCCATCGCACCGGGCGAAACCGAAGCCAGCTACCTCGCCCGCGTCGATCGCGTTCACGGGATGAAGAACGGCCTTGTGCTGTCGCATGAGGCACGGGTCCGCAACGACGATCGCCGCGATGTCGTTTTGGCATCCGACTTCGCGATGGTCGCCTACTACCCGACCGCCGAAGACACGGCCGAGACGATGGCACACACGTTCGCCGCGCGGCTCGACGAGGGATACCGCGTCGCCTGCGGCCTCCCGCTGATGGCGCTGCTCGGTGGCCGGCCCGGATTCGACAACGTGGCGACCGTTCGCGCGTGGCGGCATCCGGAAGCAGCCGCGATCCGCGACGTCGGCGAGGCCAAGCGGATCGATCTGTGGGGCGTGTGGGATTCGTCTGCGACCAAGGCCCAGCTCGACGTGCTACTCAAGCCGATTGCCGCACAAAAGGAATCCGTCCGCTAATGAGCTGGCCTGCGCCCGTCATCTTTTCCGCGTACGGGGCGATCAGCCGCGTCACGTCCATCGCTCCCGGTCAGACGGCACGCGTCAAGCGCGACGGCTCAAGCTGGGAAGTCGTCGACATCTACTCGATCGCCGAATCGGACGTGATCACAGGCGCACTGTCTGACGCGATCAGCAACAATGCCGTTGCGATCGCGGGGAAGCTTCCGAAGCTCTCGACGGGCCTCACGAACCACCTGCCGATCATCGACGCTGGCGGGTTGTTGGTTGACAGCGGCTACACCGTAAGCGGCCTGCTGAACAACACGAACCTGACCGGCACGCCGACTGCGACGACGCCGGCCAGCAACGACAACACAAACCGCGTCGCGACGATGGCGGCCGTCCAGTCTGCGCTCGCCGCGGCTGTCTCTGGCCTGCTCGACCTCAAGGGCTCGACCGATGCCAGCGCGAACCCGAATTACCTGTCGGCGTCAAAGGGCGACGCCTACGTCGTCAACGTCGCGGGCAAGGTCGGCGGCGCATCGGGGAAGTCGGTCGACGTCGGCGACATGGTTGTCGCGATGGCCGACAACGCCGGCGGCACCGAGGCCGCGGTCGGTACGAGTTGGGTCGTCCTGGAACACAACATCGTCGGCGCCCTGCTGGGCACCAACAACCTCAGCGACGTTAGTAATCCCGCCACGGCCCGCGCGAACATCGGCGCGAACAACGCGAGCAACCTGAATACCGGGACCGTCGCCGTCGCTCGGCTCACCGCGGCCGTTCAAGCGGCCGCCGCGGCCACCGCGAATGTCATCGTGTTCAACACGCTCGCGGGGATCACGGGCGCGGGCACGGACGCATCGCCTTGGGAAGGTTACGAAGCCGCCCTGGCTGCAGCGTTCGCTGCCGCTGCAGGTCCTCGCCGGATGGCGATCAACGGCGTCTTCCGTTCAGCGGCATCGTTCGACGTGACAGGCCTGCGCGACTGGACGATTTTGTGCTTCGGCGCGAAGTTCATTTACACCGGCAGTGGCGACGCGATCGTGAGCTCGGAAACGAGCATGGGCAACGACGTGATGACCTTCAATCTGCGGATTGTCGGTGGTCTCGAAGTCGATGGCTCGAACACCGCACGGGACATCGCGCGGCTGATGCACGTCCACCACTCGCACTTCGACATTTGGGGCCACAGCTTCACACGCTACGGCTACCACAGCCAGTTCCACGTCGGGAACACCGGCTACATGCGGTTCGGCGTCTATGGCACGAAGAGCCCCTCGCCCACGATGGGCATCAGCGGAGTCTATCTCGACGAGGACGTCGACATTGTCGGGGCGGCGGCGACAACGACGAGCCGCTTCCACGCCATCGTGGTCGGCTGCTCTGGCGACGGCGTCGTGCTGAAATGCTCAGGTCCGACCGAGTTGCCTGCGCTGATCAGCGAGCTGAACGGTGGCCGCGCGATCTACATCAGCGAGACATCGAGCTGCATCATCATCGGCGGCGATCTCGAAGTGAACACCGGCGGGGGCATCTACAACGACGGCAACAACAGCGTCTTCATGAACTGCTATGCCGAGGGTCCGCACACGATGAACGGCGACGACAACACGTTCATCTCGTGTGGTCCGGCCGGCACCGTGATGATCGACAACGGCCGGAACAACCGATTTCCGGGTTGTCAGTTCGCCGACGGCGGCGGCACGACGAAGCTCAGTATTGACTTCAAGGCGAAGCAGCCCGGCGATTACTTCGGGCTCGGCATCGTCGGCGGCTCGGCCGGCGTGCGGCTTGGCAACGGCACGTCTTGGCACGTCGGGTTCGACAGCCAGGCCGGTGGCCGATCGACTCTCACGGTTGACGAGAAGGGCCTCATCGTCGCGCCTGTGTCGGCGATCCCGGCGACCGACGTCGCGGGTCGGCTGTTCGGCATGGGTGGCAGGCTCTACTTCCACAACGGGAGCGGCTACGTCAACGTCTCGCGTCCGCAGCTCGTCGATCACCTGCTGACGCACACGACGCCGCCGACGCTGCTTGTCCCGGGCGATGATCGGATCGGGTCGACGACGCTCACCGACGTGAGCGGGAACGGCTTTGATTTCACGATCTCAGGCTCGCCGACCCTCGAATCATCGCCGCTGGCCTATCAGGATCCCACGCACTCGGTCCTGTGGGACGGAGCCACCAGCTACGCCTCTCGCGCGTACACCGCGACCTTCAACACGCCGGCGATCAGCCTGTTCGCGGCGATCAAAACGACGTCGACGTCGGGCACCAAGTCGTTCTTCGACCGTGACGGCAGCGGCCGCGTGTGGCAGTTTCGCCATACAGGGACGACGCTCAGCATCATCTTCTTCCTCGGCGGCTCGCCGGTCGAAATCACGACGTCTGGCGTCAACGACGGCAAGCCGCATCTCGTGGCGGCGACTTACTCGCCCGGCACGCTCAACACCACAACCGGCGTAGGAATGGTCCTCTGGGTCGACGGCGTCGCGGTGAACGGCGGCACACAGACCGGCGCGCTTGCTCAGCCGACACAAGAGGCGATCGTCCTTGGTGCGACCGGCGGCGGCAGCCAGAAGTCAGACGCTCAGGTCAGCCATTGCACCTTCATCAAGGCGACCACTGGCCAGGCGTTCCACACACGCGCGGCAGCCATCTTTAAGACTGGACGCTAATGCCCACCAAGCCCGAAGCGAATTTCAATGAGGTCGTGTCGGCCGTGGCGGACTGGAATTCGTTCCCCGTCATCTGGCAGGGTGCCAACGGCCAGATGCTGCTCGACGCTTTGCTCATGCTGGGCGTCGACCCGCGCGACGATCATCAGAACGTCGCCTTCGCGGCCGGCGGTGCCGTCTACAAGTCCGGGCCCTTCATCGTCCACGCTGCCGCCGAGTCGGAAGTGATGGACGGCCGTACAGAGATCGCCTGCGTGCCCAACGCCGCACACCGGGTTACGGGCGTGCGGGTCGAGGCTCTGCAGATCACTCCGAACAACCTCGACGCCTCAGCCTCGTTTGCCGGCGGCACGCGACGAGCGATTCCGGCACCGCGGCTTCCGCAGTCGCGACACAATCCGCAGCCGCCACCGCCCGACATTCAGGTGATTGATGTTCAGCCGTGGCTCGGCGATCAGATCGCCGCCAATGTGGGCGACTGGATCGTCAAGAACAGCATGGGCGGCATCTTCGTCGTCATGGCGGCCGAGTTCCCGAGCCACTTCGACATCACCCCATGAGCATCACCGCACCGGCATACTCAGCGGCCACCGGCACGCATGTGTTCACCGCGCGCAACGCGGCTGGTCAGTGGTGGAACGGCACGGCGTTCGTTGACTACAACGCAGCGAACATTGCCACGTACGCGATCGCCGCTGTCGTCAAAGGCAACGGAAATTTCCGCGGCACCCTGCCCGACGACACAGCCGAGTACTCACTGCATCTTCGAGCTGGCGCCGCGCTCATCGCGGATGATCCGGTGATGGATGTGCGCGAGGTTCAGGCGGCGGTGAGTGGTGGCGTTGGTGCCCTCACGCCAGAGCAAGAGGCCAAGATCGACGAGATCATCGCCATGCTGCAGAGCGATGCGCCCACGTCAGGCGGCGCTCAGCAGTACATGACCCGCACGATCATCAATGGCGACACATACGGGGGTGGGGGTCGGCCGTTCCTGGTGACGCGCAACCGGTCTGCATCATGGCCACTCGATCTCTCGCAGTGGGATTGGTCGATCACATTCGTCCAACACCCTGAGAACCAAAATGCTGGCGTAACGCTGACCGGAACCGTCGCCGTGAGTGTCGCAACGGGCGACGCCCGTTGCCTTGAGGTCACGCTCACGCTCAACGATTTGACGGTGGCGCTCGGACGGCACGCTTACCACGTGCGTGGCGCAAACGGTTCGGATCGCTGGTCAGTAGAACTAGGAATTGCTGACGTTTTGGCAGGCTGACGTAACCCCAGTGTTTTCGCAGGCTGAGATAAATAAAGGACTTACGATTTTATTGTTAGGGTCCCTTTCGGGTGGACGGCCCGGTGCGGTGCGACGGCGGGCCAGAAATCTTGCCCCTACAAAATAGGCCTTTTCCTAGTGCCGCCGCCGCCGTGGCGCGGTGAAAACAGCGATGAAGCGAACGAAGAAGAAACCCAAGCCCGCGTCGATCGACGCGTGGGCCTGGCTCACGAAGACGCACGCCGCCGCCGCCGCCGGCTACTCCGTGCGCAACTTCACCGAACGGCTTCAACCGAGAGTCGAGCTCGAGAAGAAAGCGACCACTGGCAAAGGCGCGTCGAAGCGCTTCG